TTAGCTGGTGAGGGCGACGGTGTCGGGCCAGTACACCAGGGTGTGGCCGTTGTCGCCGATGTGGCGGTGCTCGTCGGCGACCAGGGCGGTCATCGCGCGGTCGACGTCGCCGACCGCCTCGATGTAGGTGGGCGCGGCCAGGGACCAGGCCATGTAGTAGTTCGCAAGTGCTGTCTTGGCGGGGTCGGTGACGACGATGCCGACGCGGTCGTCGAAGGGGAAGGTGATTTCGAAGCCGTCGATGTCGTTGATGTGGGCGACATCGTTGAAGGCGACGGTGTACATGCGAGTCCTCCTGGCGTATCGGTGTGAGGTCCGGTGCGGTGCAGCCGATTTCGGCTGCACCGTTTCGGGTGTGGTGGTCAGCTGGCGGCCCAGCCGAAGAACACCCATCCGGCGATCCGTGCCGGGTTGTCGGTGTCGGCGATGGCGATCGCGCCCGCCGGGCCGTGTTTGTCGTCGATGCGGGGGTCCTGGGCGTCGAACAGGTCGTCGATGAGGGTGTCGGCGGCGGTCTCGCCGATCGGGTCGGCCGTGATGATCGTGTAGGCGTCCTTTTCGGCGATGGAGCCGGTGTAGCCGCCGTGGCCGTACTCGTGCTGGGCATCCTCGACGGCCGCGTCGAACGCCGCCCGGATGTCGGTGTGCTCGCTGTAGGTGATGAACTGCTGGGCTCCCATGGTGGTCCTCCCGAGGTCGGTTTGTGTCGCTATTTGTATCAACACGTTAGCTCTGGATCGGGGTTGGAAGTCAAGCTGTGATCTGCGGAAAATGTTGTGCTGGAACGTATTTCGAGGCACACGACGTTAGGGGCGTTCTCGCGGGCTGTGTGCCGGTGTGCGGGGCGTTGTGCGGCGGGGCGGGCGGGACGCTGCTGGGTCGCTGCGGGCGTGTGTGGCGCGGTGTGGCGGTCGGGAACCGGATGGATGAGAAGGGCCGCCTTCGCGGGGAAGGCGGCCGGTGTGGTCGGATGGTCAGTCGCCGAGGGCGACGGTGTCGGGCCAGTACACGATGGTGTCGCCGTCGTCGGTGGCGCGGTGCTCGTCGGCGACGAGCTCGGTCATGACGTTGGCGATGTCGGGGTATGCCTCGTAGTAGGCGGGTGCGGCGATGGCCTCGGCCATGTAGTAGGTGGCCAGGGCCACCTTGGCGGGGGCGTCGGTGATGACGCCGATGCGGCCGGGGTAGGGCTCGGTGACGGTGAGGCTGTCGACGTCGTTGATGTGGGCGACGTCGTTGAAGGTCACGGTGTGCATGGTTGTTCCTCCTCATGGGATCGGGTTGGTTTCGGTTGCGGCGCAACCGAGTTCGTCGGTCGGGCCGGGCGGCCGGTGGGTTTCCCCGCCGGTTCGTATCGCTCTTTGTATCAGCACACTAGCTCGGGGTCGGGGCCGGAAGTCAAGTCGCGATTCGCACGAAAATTGTTGTGCGAGAAGATGATTGGATTCCGTGCGAGAGCGGGTGTGCCGGGCGCGTGGTGCGGCGGTGTGCGCGAAGAGGGCACCCCGTGTACGTGGGGGGTAGCGGGGGCGTGTTCATCGGAACCGCACCTCCTTTGCGACCTCGGCGCGCCAACGGTGATCCTCGGCTGCACGGTTGCGGCGGCGGATGCGTATGGCGTGGCGGCCGTATGCCTCTGGGTACAGGCCGCAGCGGCAGCCGTATCGGGCGTATCGGCACTTCCCCACGTAAGACGGGTGTGCGACGTACAGCATGGGTGCGTTCATCGGGGTTCTCCTCGGTTAGCGGTTGTATATACAAGCTAGCTCGATCAGGTCCGATGAAGTCAAGGCTCGAAAATCGACTGAATACATTGTGGAGAAGCATATTTGGTGATCCATCGAAGGGCTTTACTGCTGTCGGTATCGAGCTATGTTGTGTATACGAATCGAGTGGTTGGTGAAACCGGGAGGGAAGGATGAGGGTGATGACGATGGTGATCGGTGCGGCGGGTCTGGACGCGGTGCGGGCGGCGCACCCGGGAGTGGGGTTCATGACCGGCTGCGTGCGCCGCGAGGACTCCGACGACGAGTACGGCGTGGATGGGATGACGATGACATGCGTGACTGAGGACCAGGTCGCGGTGGTCATGTTCGACATCGCACAGCGGCTGGCCGCTAGCGACGGTGACGGCGACGATCCGGGCGCGATCCGCGACCACTTGGTCGCGCTCGCCGAGGGGCAGCGCCGCCGGATCTGGCGTGACGGCCAGGTGTGGGTGGGCTGGCCCAACCTGCGCCTGACCCGGCCCTGACAGGTCGGAAGCCCCACCGGCGGCGCGACATCGCCCGGCCGGTGGGTCTTCTCGTCTCCGTCCCGACCGACTGTATAGACGGATTACCGGCGAGAGTCGATCATGTAATACGCTTGGAAATCAGTGCTCAGGAGCGCTTTATAGATCGGGGAGACGACTTTCAATGCTTCGAACTCAGAGCTAGATTGTATATACAACGTGAGTGAGGGGCGGGAGCCCGGAGAAGGAGAAGCACGAATGTTCACGATCAACCAGGCGGCGCTGCACACGATCGCCGACGCCTACGACGCGGGGCTGCACACCGCCTACAGCGGTCGGGGCATGTACGGCACCGGGTGCGTCGGGTTTTCGACCGACACCTCCGGCGCGGCGACGGCGATCGCGTTCGAGCTGGCGTGCGCGCTGGCCGAGCAGGAGGAGGGCGAGGACTACGACGTGATCGCGGTGCGCGACTACCTGGGGGAACTGACCGGCTCCCAGTACTGCGAGAGTCTGGGCAGGGGGTTGATCACCTACTGGACGGGGCTGCGGGTGGCCCAGGAGTAGCCCGCGACGGCCGGGGCCGGGTACGCCCTGCCCCGACCGGGTCGCGCCGGGGCGGGACCGGTGCGTGGTGCGGGGTTACGGTACGTGTTCGCTGGTCGGCGGAAAGGACGGTGTGGCGGTGCCGGGTGAGGGACGCAGTGTACGGGTGCCCGACGAGGTGTGGGACGCGGCGATGGCGCGGGCCAAGGGCGAGGGCCGCACGGTGTCGTCGGTGATCGTGGACGCGCTGGAGTGGTATGTGCGCGAGGGTTCCGTGGGTGAGGCGCGTACGGCGGCGCAGGTGCGGGCGGCGATGCAGGTGATCGGCGGGTCGCTGTCGATGCTCGAGGCCGTGGCCACCGCGCTGGAATCCGATGATGGTGCAGGCTGATTCGGCTCGGATCGGCGCAGGTGCTCGCAGGCGACGGTATTGACCGGGGCGTGGGTCGCATAGTGTGTTGGGCGCGAAGGGGTTTCGCCTCGAAGGTGTGCCCACTGGATCTGGTCGAGGAGGCTTGGGGCGTTGGTGGACGGATTTGTCGAGCGCGGGTTCGAGGGGGTCCGTGACGGTTTTGCCCGTGCGCACGACGGTGATGAGGGCGGTGCGCAGCTGTGTGTGTATCGCCGGGGGCGGGTCGTGGTGGACTTGTGGACGGGGTCGGACCCGGAGTCGGGGAAGGCGTGGGACGCGGAGTCGCTGACGGTGCTCATGTCGGTGTCGAAGGGGATGACCGCGACCTGCGTCCACATCCTCGTCGATCGCGGGTTGCTCGATCTCGACGCCCCGGTCCGGGACTACTGGCCGGAGTTTGCTGCGGGCGGGAAAGCCGAGATCACGGTGGCCGACATCTTGTCGCATCGAGGTGGCCTGTCGAGTTTCGATGCCGAGTCTGGTATCGGACCGTGGGAGTTGACGGACTGGTCGGCGTGTGTGTCCGCGTTGGAGTCGATGGCGCCGCTGTGGCAGCCGGGGACCGCGTTCTACTACCACTCCTTGACCTGGGGTTACCTGGCTGGGGAGCTGATCCGACGGGTCACGGGCAAGAGTGTCGGTGAATTCTTTGCCGCGGAGATCGCCGGGCCGCTCGGGTTGAGCCTGTGGATCGGCTTGCCCGAAGACCAGGAGCATCGGGTGGTTCCGCAGTTCACCCGTCGGCACATGCCCGGCGCGGCCGATGTGGAGGCGATGCTGGGCCGGATGGGGGTCGATGTGGACACGCGGCTGGTGCGCGCGACGCTGGCCACGGTCGCGGCCCGCGACGAAGGCTTGGCGCTGCTCAATACCCCGGAGGGGCACGCGGCAGAGGTGCCGTCGGGCAACGGGATCGGGAACGCGCGCTCGGTGGCGCGGATGTTCGCCGCGACGATCGGTGAGGTCGACGGTGTCCGCCTGCTCACACCGGAAGCGGTCGAGCGGGCACGGCAACCGCAGACCGAGGGGCTGGGCCATCCGACGCCGATGGAGGTGATGCCGCGCGGGAACTATTTCGCGCACGGCTACGAGCTCACCCGGCCCGCCCAGCTCCTGGGCGACGGTGCGTTCGGACAGGTCGGTACCGGGGGGCGGATCGGCTTCGCGCATCCCGAATCCGGTGTCGCCGTGGGTTATACGTGCACCAATATGGTCGGCGACGACACGGGAGGACCGGATCCGCGCTGGCTGCCGTGGTCGGCGGCGCTGCGCGAGGCGCTGGCCTGAGACGGCTGGACATGTTGCGGGATGCGGCTACCCGAGCGCATCCCGCGCCTGGCCCCGGAGGGGCGGTCAGGCGGTCGCGGGGTTGACCGCCGTGCGTGTCTGCCCGCTCTGGTGCTGGTGATCGGCCAGTTCGATCTGCAGTCGATACGCGGTGGCTCCCGACCGTGATGCCGTCCAGCACATCCGCCGGGTCGTGCGGAAGGCGTCGGTCTTGTCCAGGACGACATCGGGATTGGCCGCCCGAGCCTCGAGCCACCGGTCGCCGAAACGCCGCAGCAGCCGGTAGCGGTGCCACCGATCCCTGAGCAGGTGGGAGGCGTAGATTCCCGCGGACACGCCCGCTGCGGCCAGGGACGTGAGCCCGAGCGCGATCGACACGGGGGCGGCCTGGCGGTGCCAGACGTTGTCGATCTGCTCACGCTGCAGGTAGAGGTTATAGACCTTGAACGCGCAGTAGATCAGCCCCAAAACCTCGCACAAGGCGATGCCGGCCAGCGCTCGGGCGAACGGGCCGCGCCCGACCCACGACAGTTCGCGGACGATGTAGGCGCAGCCGACGGCCAGCGCGCTGGCCAGGGGTGTCAGGTAGGCGAGCCAGTACGCCATGACGGGCCCGGTCACCGGGAAGTCGTTGCTCATGTACGAGGTCGGGGTGTGCGCCATGGGGGTGCGCAGGAAGGTCGTGCTCATCGCCGCGCCGATCACGAGGGCGAGCGTGAGCTGGGTGCGGGGTGCGACGGTGCGGCCGGTGATGAACGAACTCACGCCGAGGACCGGGATCGCCGCCAGCGCGCCGAACGTCATCCCGGCCAGGGACATGATGTTCGCGACGCCGGTCGCGGATCGCAGCACCGGGTTGACGAGGTTGTCGGTGATCACCGGGATCCGGCACAGTTTCGCGAGTCCGAGACACGCCAGCAGCTGTGTCAGCGGGTTGGTGATCCCGGTGGAGATGGCGCGGCGGCGGTGTTGCCGGTCGGCTCGGATGCGGTGCGCGGCCAGCGCGAGCAGCGCGGCGGGGATGAGTGCGCCGAGGACGATGTTCACGACGACCATCCGAAGACCGCGGCAGCTCGTTCGAGCATGAGACGCTGGCGCGGGTTGAGCTTCTTGTCCGGCAGAAGCGGACGGCTCAGCGTGGCCGCCGCCTCCATCAACAGCGTCGCGAACCACTCGGCTTGACGCTCCAGCGGCAGATCGAAGTTCGACCGCAGACACGCCTGCTGGTCCATGAGCCGTTGGATGATCGCTGTCGGGATCGAGGGCGCTGTCCGCTGGTAGTACTGGATCCGTTCCCCGGCCGGAACCTCGTGTCCGAGGATGATGTGGCCGAGTTCGTGGGCGATGATCCCGTCCCGCTCCACCTGGGTGAAGCCGGTGCGGTGCCGGATGAGGTCTTTCTCCGGCAGCGGGATCCAGATGCCGGAGAAGTCGATGCTCTCGAAAGCGCCGAGTCCTTCGACGATCTCGATCGGCCGGTCCCGCTGCAGGCTCAGTTCTTGCACGAAGCGTTGCATCGACCAGGGACGCCGCAACGTCAGTGTGGCGAGGGCCTTCTCGGCGATGAGCCGATCCTCGTCCACACCGTTTCTACTGGAGGGAGTCAAGGTAGCTCGTAAGCTCCTGTAACGCGGTGCCGCCCACCTGTTCCGAGCCTGCGCGCAGGGCGATGAACGGGATCTTCTTGTCGCGCTGCACGGATCAGCAGGCTCAACTGCCGAAACGGGATGTAGTACAGGTCGGGGTCGTTGGACAGGAAGCTCTCCTGCATGTCGAAGTAGCGGGCCAGTCCCTCGAGCAGGTCGCCGCTCGGGCGCTGCGCGCCGGGGGAGCGCAGTGCCTCTATCTCGCACGCCGCGACCGGGCGGGCCAAGGATTGCGACAGCGCCTGCGCCACAGCGATGGTGCTGACCTCGACGCCGTCGTTGTCGACGATGGTGGCGAACAGCAAGTTCACCCGCTGCTCCAACGGCACGACTTCGCTGTCTGCACTCAATAGCCTTCTCCCTCAATCAGAAGCCTTCTCTCTCAACCAGACTGATCCGGCCCAGCTTAGACCGCCACCGCCTGGCGAAGGCGTCGGTGAGGGCGGGGTCCAGATCCGTCGCGCTGCCTGCGAGCCACCGCCGGTACTGCTGGTTGTCTCGTTCGATCCCTATGGCGGTCGGCGGTGTCACCAACAGCGCACCGAGGAGCCGTTCGATGTGCGGGGGGATCTCGATCCCCGGGCCGCCCGCCCGCTCGAGCACCTCGGTGGCCTGTGCCGCCGCCAGCCTGCCGACCGCGACCGCGAGCTGCTCCTTCACCGCATGCGCCGCCTCCTGCGCCGCCGTGGGCAGATCGGTGCGGTCGCAGAACTGGAAGCACCGGTCCGCGGCGGCGATCAGCGCGCCCACGACATCGATGTCGAGCTCCACCACACGGAAACTCAGCGGGTCACGCTCGCGGCTCGGGGCAGACGGCAGGTCGACGGCATCCTTGCCCGGCACGTGCTCTCCTCGTGCCAGCGGGTCACCGCCGGACAGTGCTCGGGCCGCGCTGCCGTCGGCCCATCGCAGACCGGCATCGAGCAGCCGCAGCGTCGCCGGGCTCGGCGGTGCTGTGCCCGCGTGCGGGTTCTCCAGCCGCGCCATCGTCGCCACCGAAGGCCCGCCCGCCGCGCGCACGTCCGGCCGCGATAGCCCCAGCTCCTCGCGTCGCCCGGCCACGATCGCGCCGAAGCGCTCTTGCAGTTCCCGCGTCACCACGCGCCGAACCCTATGCGATCCACTCGACGATCTCCCTCCCCAACGTAAGTCCCATCAATGATGTCACAAGGAACTCACAAAGACATCATTGCGTGCTCGTGAGAGTTTTTTGCGACTCTGTAAGACTCATGATATGTTTGCGGTGTCTCGGATCGGTGGCTGAGGTGCAGCCGATGCGCGGCTCCGCGAGGGATCGGCCGCGGAACGAGTGGTTCACCGGTGATGCGAGGCGATGCCGTCCGGGGGGTGACGGCACACACGGATGCTCGGTGAGGTGCCCGGTGGCGCGATCAGAAGTCGTCGCCGCCGGGCACCTGCGCGCCGCTGCGGGACCGGCACGAGGCGACGATAGGCGCGGCCCGGCATCGGCCGAACCGATGCCGTCGCCGGCGGTGATGCCGTGAGGATTCCGGCGGCGCGGCCGATACGGATCAGACGGGATTCAGCGGGTGCCGGGCGAGGCGGGATCGACCGCGATCACGTCGAGCAGCCGGTAGATGCTGGCAGGTGTGCGGCCGGAGTCCAGCTGGGACACAACGTGTTCGAGACGGACGGTGACTCGTCGCGCGATCAACTCGGGCAGCTGGGGCAGCACGGTGTCGTCGACAGAGCCGTGCAGATCACCCTCGGCGCATTCCAGGTAGAAGGTGCGCCGCCGGGTGCGGGCGGCGTCGAGAACGCCGGTGGCGGTCACGATCTTGCGTCGACCGGTGTCGCGGGGCGCGGTGCGCAGGGCTTGTGCTTGCGCGCGTGAGAGCGCGGCGTGGTCGGTGCCTGCTCGGCCGCGGAACTCGACGGTCACCGACCGGTCCAGCTCGGCGACCGCGGTGGCCAGCAGTGCGACCGCGGTGCGCTGGCGCTGCGGCAGCGAGGCGATGGCGGCGAGGGTCAAGTCGTCGTCGGGCGTACTCGGTAGTGTCCGGCACAGGTCGTACATCGCGCATCGCGGACCGCCGTCGCACTCCTGCGTCACCGCCGATCCTGGATCGGGTGCGGTTGCGGCGACGGCGAACACCAGGGTGCGCGAGGTCGCGGCTCGCGGGGACACCATGTCGGCCAGGTCCGCGCGGCCGGATCCGGAGGTGGGCGGTCCGGCGGAGAACATGTCGCGGCCGGTGCTGAACATCGCTGCGGCGGCGGCCAGGCTCGGCGCGAGCGCGGACGAGGCATCCGGTGGGAGCGGGCCGTCGGCCCGCACGATCACCCGGGTGCGGCTTCCGGGGAAGTAGCGGGCCTCGGCCGCGAGCATCGATGAGCGCAGCAGTTGGTCGGCGACACCGGGACCGGTGTGGCGGGCGGCGCCCTCTCGGAAGGGGTTGCTCACCATGCCAGTTCCACCACTCCGCGTTCCGCCAGTGCGGGATGGGTGGCGATCCGGCCGCTGTCCCAGAGGTCTTCGTCCTCGTCGACGACCAGGTAGGCCGCGATGTGGTTGCCCACCGGATGCAGTTCGGTGAAGACGGGCTCGCAGTGCCCCTCGTCGTCGGCGATCACGTCGGTTTTGCTGAAAAGTCTGTTCATTCTGATGATCTCCTCTGCGCTGAGCAGCTCCAGCTCGGCCAGGTTGGAGGGAAAGACCGTCACGATCAGCGCGGGACCGTCGGCGGCGCGGGTCGTGCCGTCGCGGCTGACGAACCGGCCGTCGAGCTGGATTCTGCCCGCGGACAAGTACTCCCGGATCTCCCCGGCGTAGGCCGCTAGTCCGTGGAAGACCGTCGCGCGTGCGTGGGGGTGGCGGGTGTCGAGGACGAGCCGCTCGTGCACCTCGTCCATCGTCGCCTGCCAGCACCCGGCCGGTAACAGGCCCTCGTCGGTCCAGCCCGGCAAGCCCATGCAATCCCTCCCTGTCGAATGGTCACCCCTTGTGGGCGCGCTCCCCTCTCGCGCGTGCGGTCGCCCGCCGACGGTGCTGCCGTCCGGTATCGAGCAGATCTCTCACCCATGGACTCGGTTGGTAAACACCCGATTTCATGGGGCTGGACATATTCTTAACACACGTCACAGACTCGGCGGTGTGGTCAGTGTCATGGAACCGGTCGGGCAACCCGGCATCATGATCAGCCACCAGTGATGTTGCCAGCGTAGCGATTTCGCGGCAATCGTCGATCGGTAAGTCGCGCAGCCGCTGCCCGATCTCGGTGACCTCGGCCGGGGCGTCGCGGTAGCCCGAATCCAGCAGCGCCGCCTCGAGCACCTGCCAGTACGGGAACCCGGTCACCTCCGCGATGCCCCGTAGTAGGCGCCTGTCGGGAAGCTGTTTCATCTCGCGGCGCTGCCAGCTGTAGAAGGTCTGCGGTGACGCGCCGATCCGCCGGGCGAACTCCGCGGGACGCACGCCGTAGCGGTCGAGGTGTCTCTGGACGAGGTCGAGCAACTGGCTCACGGGTTGCCTCCGATCCGATTTCCGGTGCGGCGCCGGAGGGTCCGGTGATCCGGTGCCGACGCCGCGCTGAGCGGGTGTGGTGACTTTTCCACCGAAGGTGGACAAGCGCACTCGCGAGAGTATGCAGGCAGCATGGTTTTTGACAACTTGTCTCACGCAATCTTGTTAACCAGTGATAGACGAAAATTTTGCAAGCGCTTTGAAAAGAGTGCTTCCGCCTGGCAGTATCGAGACCGTTCGATGACGGATTTTTCACGGGGAGGACGATTTTCGATGACGATGCAACTCACGTCGCACGAGACACTGCGAGCGTTGATGCGTCAGCGTGGCTACACCCTCGACGCGCTGTCGAGGGCCACGGGAGCCTCGCGCAGCTTCCTGTCGCAGTTGCGCACCGGTGACAAGTACTCGTGCTCGGACGAGCTGGCGGCCAAGATCACGGAGGCGCTCGCCGTGCCCGCCGATCTTGTTTTCGTGCCCAAAGAACGCGCAGTCAGCGAGGTTTGCGTTTGTGGTGCACGTAAACGTGCTGGTGTAGTCGCTGGGGCTCGCTGACCCGTGACCGCCAGCGACCCGGCTTGTGCCCTCGCGCCGGAGGTCTCGGTGCAGGCCCCGGTGGTGGAGGCGACGTTCACCGTCGCCGAGGGTGCGGCGCTGCTGAACAAATCCGAGCGCTGGTATCTGATGCGGTTGCGGCGCGGGGAGCTGCCCGGTCACAAGGCGGGCCGGTCCTGGTATCTGACCGCGTCGGATCTCGCCGAAGCCCAGGTGCGCACCAAAGTCGCTGTCGCAGCGGCACTTCCGGACCTTTCCGTGCTGACGCCGCGCCCGCGCTCGCGCGCCCGGCACCGCACACCGCTGCCGCGCTGACCGCGCCAGCCCTTTTCTCTCCTTCTTTCCTGGTCTCCCTCGGTGGTGGTCGCCGACTGCCATCACCGCCGGGGCTCGCGCGTCCCGGAGGGCCTTTGGCCAGCGCTGCTTCCTCGAGCATCGCGCCCTCCGGGACGCGCACCACACTCTTTCGAATCCTTGTGCAGGAGTAACCATGTCGAATCACGATCACGCCGCCGAGTCTGGCGGGCGTCACCGTCTGGACCGCCCTGACGCGATCACCGTCCTCCAGCTGCGCGCCGGACTGCGCGACGACCACCCGGCCGACCCCGCGACCCCGCCTCGGCACGGCCACGACGACGGGGGAGCGCCAGCATGAACAGCGATCTACGGGCGACTGCGGAACTGCTGGAATCGGCGGCGATCGGGTCGGTGCGGATGGCCGAGCGGGTCGGGCGGTTGGCGCGGCAACTGCTCGCGAACCCGCCGGGCACCCCGATGCACCGGCTCGGCATGGAGCTGTCCGCGGTCGCCGAAGGCCGCCCATGCCCACGGGGCGGGGTGTGGACCGCGGAGAACTTCCCGGAGCCCAAATGAACACCGCCCCAGTGACATCGGCTGTCCCGGGGACGGTGGTGGAGGTGTATGCCGCCGATCCGGATCCGGTGTTCCCGCCCCCGCCGGGCCTGTACGCCGGAGTCGCGGAGGCCGACTATCACGGCGACCACTCGTCGTTGTCCTCGTCGGGCGCCAAGACCCTGCTGTTCTCCTCGCCCGCGCAGTTGCGCTACGACCAGGCCCACCCGCGTCCGCCGAAACCGGAATTCGACTTCGGTTCCGCCGCGCACACGCTGCTGCTCGGCGCGGGCCCCGCGATCGAGGTGATCGACAAGCCGGACTGGAAAACCGGTGAAGCGCAACGTAAACGGCGCGCAGCATATGAGGCGGGCCGGATCCCGCTGCTGGCCCACGACTACACCGCGGTCACCGCGATGGTGCAGGTGGTGCTGGAGCATCCCCTCGCCGGTTCGTTGTTCGCCGAGGGCGCCCCCGAGGTGTCGGGCTGGTGGCGCGACGCGGAGACCGAGGCCGGGCTGCGGTTGCGGATCGATTGGATGACCTGGGCTGCCGAGCGTCTGGTGCTGGTGGACTACAAGACCAGCCTGAACGCGGGACGCCGCGCGTTCGCCGAGGCGGCAGCGAAGTTCGGGTACTACGTGCAGCACCCCTTCTACGTCGAGGGCATCCGCGCGCTCGGTGTGCACGACGATCCGGACTTCGTGTTCGTGACACAGTGCCGCACCCCGCCCTACACCGTCACGGTGTGCCGGCTCGATGCCGCCGATGTCGCCCTCGGGCACGCGCTGGGCCGCGCGGCCGTGCACCGCTTCGCCCGCTGCCAGGCCACCGGGACCTGGCCCGATCACAGCGACCGCATCCACACCGTGCGCCTGCCCGGCCGCGTCCGCCACCTCGCCGAGGAGCTTCTGTCGTGATCACCGACCTCACCTACCAGCCCCTGACCCCTGCCCGGCCTCCGTCCGCCGTGTTCGCCAGCCCACTGCGCGCGACCGGTACGCGGTGGCAGGCCACCGCCGATCCGGGAGTGCTGGCCGGGCGGCGGCCCCGCACCACACAGGCGGCGGTCGCGGAGATGCGGGAGGCTACCGCGCAGTTGTCGGTGGCGCAGCGCGCGTTCTTCCGTTATCGCCGCGACGACGGCCGCCTCGTCACCGGCAGGTCGATCCATCTCGCCCGGGAACTCGCGCGCTGCTGGGGCAACATCGCCCACGGGGTGGCCGAGGTGCGCCGCGACGAGACCGCCGCGCAGATCAGGATGGCTGCGTTCGCGTGGGATCTGGAGTCGGGCACCCGATCCGAGACCGAATTCACGCTGCCTGTCGTCGCGGCCGGTGGCGAGAACAACACCGACCTCGGTACCCGCCGGCTGCGGAAGATGATCTTCGCGGTGCTGCCGCAGTGGCTGGTCGAGGAAGCCGACGCCCGCTGCGAGGCCACCCTCGCCCACGGTGGTGGCATCCGCCTCGACGCGCGAATCACCCACGCGCTGGCCGTCTTCGAGGGCCTCGGCGTCACCACCGCGCAATTGGAGCAGATCCTCGCCCGGCCCCGCAGCGACTGGACCGGGCACGACGTCGCCGAGCTGTCGATCCTGCACCGGTCGGTCACCCGCGGCGAAATCAACCCGCGCACCGACTTCCCGCACATCGGCGCCGAGCCCGAGGCCGCGACCGGCGCCGAGCAGATCGTGAAGACCGGCCGCCGCCGCAAGACCAGCCCGGCATCCAGCGGCACCGGGACTGTCCATGTTCCGACGACGATCGGCGGGGCGGGCGGCGGGGGCGCAGGCACGGCCAGCCCCGCGCGGGGCGGCGCTGTCACTGCCGACGTTGCGAGGACGACCGGTGGGACGGGTGGTGGGGGAGGTGGTACGGGTGCCTGAGATCCGTATTGGCTCCGTGTTCTCCGGTGTCGGCACCCTGGATCTGGCTGCGCTGCAAGTATTTCCGGGATCGCGGCTGGTGTGGCACGCCGACAGTGATCCGGCTGCCGCGCGTGTGCTTGCTCACCATTGGCCCGGAGTTCCCAACCACGGCGATGTCGCTGAGATAGACTGGCCCGCTTTGGAACCCGTCGATGTGCTCGTCGGCGGGTTCCCCTGCCAGGACGTGTCGCTGGCGGGCCGCCGCGCCGGTCTCGCCGAGGGTACCCGTTCCGGGCAGTGGGCCCATATGGTGGCGGCGATCGTGGCACTCGAGCCCCGCTACATCCTCATCGAGAATGTAGAAGGACTACTGAGTGCCAAATCCCTTCGCGCAATGGAACCCGAAGCGGATGCTGTGGGAGTCGGACGAGATGGACCTGTTGAGCGGGCTGCCGGTGCCGTTCTCGGCGCGCTGGCCGAGATCGGGTTCGATGCGGAGTGGGTATGCGTACGAGCGTCCGACATCGGCGCCTGTCACCGACGCTCCCGAATCTTCATCCTCGCCTATGCTGCCGACACCGACGGCAAGCCAGTACGGCAGCAACCGGAGCCCGAGCCCAGGCGCCGCCGTGCGTCCATCGCTGGACGGGATCGTCCGGAAGATGAGCGAGTAGCGCTGCTGCCGACCCCGTCGGTCGCCGACGCGACCGGCGGGCACGTCACCCGCTCCGGCCCACGCCAGGGCGAGCTGCTGCTGGGCGGGTTGGCCCGCGCCCACGCCACCGGCGCGCTGCTGCCGACTCCGCGCGCCAGTGACGGTGCGAAAGGGTCACCGCGCCAACGCGGTTCGGGTGGAGACTTGATGCTGCCGTCGGCGGTGCACGCGTTGCTCGAGGGCGAGCTGCTGCCGACCCCGACCGCCTGCGACGGCACCGGCGGCGGCGTGCACCCGGACCGCCGCCAGGGCCGCACCCGACAGCTCATCGACTACGCGCTGGTGCACGGGTCCTCTCGCTGGGGTGTGTACGCGGCGGCGATCGCCCGCCAGGAGAAGCTCACCCGCCTGGCGCCGTCGCCGACCGAGCCGAACAAGAACGGAAAACCACGGCTGTCAGCGAAGTTCGCGGAGTGGATGATGATGATGCCGTCGGGCTGGGTCACCGACCCCGTGATCGGGCTGTCGCGGGTGGAGCAACTGCGGCTGATCGGCAACGCCGTCGTCACCCCCTGCGCGGTCGCCGCGTATCGGCACCTGTTCGCTCGCGAGCCGATCGAGGTGCTGGCATGACGACCGGCCTGCGTTACGCCGACGACACCCCGGTCCCCGACGCGGACCTGGAAATGATCGCTCGTGCTTTTCTGTTCCGGTCCGCCCGCCGGTGGATCGAATTCCATGCCGCCGCCGAGTATCGGCGCACCTGCTGCTGTTGCGGGAGGGGGGCATGAATCCTGCTGCCGGACACGACGTGTCCTGTGTGTGTTGTCGTTGTCTGCGGGGTGGACACGGCGGTATCCCCGCGCTCGTCCGCCTCGTGTGCGGGGAGGTGCGGTGATGCCGTGGTTCAAGGTCGATGACGGGTTCGCCAATTCCCGTCCGGTGCTGCGGATCCCGCGCCGGTACCGGGGCACGGCCATCGGGTTGTGGACGCTGGCCGGTACGTGGTGTGCGAAGGAGCTCACCGACGGGTTCGTCCCGGACTATCTGCTCGAGGAGCTGGGCGGTACGGCGCGGGTGGCCGCGCTGCTGGTCGACGCAGAGTTGTGGGAGCCCGCCGACGGCGGCTGGCGGTTCTGCGGCTGGGAGAAGTATCAGCCGACCCGCGCGCAGGTCCTCGCGGAGCGGGACAAGGAGGCCGACCGCAAGCGCCGGTGGCGCGAATCCCGCAAAAACAAGGGCGCGGACTCGACCGCATCCGAACCGGTATCCGGCGAGAGTCCCGCCGTCGCCTCCGAGGAGTGTCCCGGCGGGACATCGGCGTCGGTCCCGCCACCGTCACCGGTGGAGTCCGCGCTACCCGACCCGACCCGGCCTGATCCAGTCCCTAAAGGGACTACACCAAGAGAGCCGCGCACCACCGGCGCGGCGGCGCGCGGGCACCGGCTGCCCGAGGGCTGGCAACCGGGCGAGGACGTGATCGCGGCTATGCGCGCCGAGTGCCCGCACGTCGACCTGCGGGCCGAACACACGAAGTTCGTCGACTACTGGCGATCCCAGCCCGGCGCCAAAGCCCGCAAAGCCGACTGGGACGCCACCTGGCGTAACTGGATCCGCCGCGCCGCCGAAATCGGTTCTCGCGCAACGCTGCCCGTCCCGGCCCGACCGTCGCGCGCCGACGAGAAAGTCCGCAACTACCTCGACATCGGCGCCCGCCGCAGAGCCACCGCCGTGCCCCATCCGATGAAGGAGCTCGCGTGATCTGCGACGACGATGTGGAAACCGCGGCCCTGGTGCTGGCCAAGTGCGCCGCCACCGACCCTTGGTTCCCCCACGGCGGTGAGTCCACCGTGCTGGCCTGGGCCGGGGTATTCGCCGAGTCCGGGCTGTCCCGGCAGGATCTGCTCGCCGGTGTCACCCGCGCCTATCGCCAGGCCCCGGACGGGTTCAAACCGCTGCCAGCTTCGATCGTGCGGGCGGCGCGCGGCGCCTACTTCGAGGCGTTGAAGGCCCTGCCCGAGGACAAACGCGCGTTGATGGAGTCCGCCAACCACATCCTCCAGGACATGGGCATCACCCCACCGGACGCCCACCGATGGTCGCGCCACGTCGCTCTCGGGCGCGCCACCGACATCGGCCTCACCGCCGAACAGCGCGCCGAATTCCGCCAGCGCCTCGCCGAACGCCAAGCCCTCGCCGCTGAACCGTCGCGGCCGCTGGGACTCGCCGGAATCGTCAAGACCGTCAACGACGTCCTCGCCGACGCCTGACACCGACTTCTCTTCTCTGCGATGGAGGTTTCGCTCATGACTACCGATCTGACCCTCGCGACCGCGCGCGCCGACCGTGACGCGCTGGCCGGGCGCACCGACGTCCTCGACAAGCTCGGCGTCCTGGTGACGTTGCCCGACGACGTGCACGTCACCACCGAGATGGTCGCCGCCTACTACCAAGTGCCCAAAGAGACCATCCGCAGCGTGGCGTCCAACCACCGCGCCGAACTCGAATCCGATGGCTACCGGGTGCTGACCCGTGCGATGTTCGAGAGTTGGTTCGGTCAACTCTCAAATCTGGACCCCCGCGCCCGCCAGATCGCGCTGTTCCCGCGCCGCGCGGTGCTCCGCGTCGGGATGCTGCTGCGCGACTCCGAGCAGGCCCGTCGGGTGCGTGACTACCTGCTCGACACCGAGCACGCCAGCCGGGCCACGACCGCGGGCACTCCGGCCACGCTGGCGGGACCGGAGCTGCTCGCCCATGCCGTGCTCGAAGCCCAGGCGCTGCTGGCCGCCCGCGACAGCGAGATCACGCAGCTGAGCGACCGGATCGCGCTCGACGCCCCGAAGATCGCCTACGTCGACCAGTACGTCGCCGACGCCGACCTGCTGAAGTTGCGGGTGGTGGCCGCGAGCAACGGCGTGGGCGAGCAATGGCTGCGCGAACTGCTGATCGAGCGAGGCTGGATCTACGCCGAAACCGAGACCCGATGGTCGGAGTCCAAGGGCTGCAAGGAGACCCGCCGCCGTTATTCGGCGTACGCGCACAAGCGCGCCTATTTCCGGCCGGTCGAGGTGCACGAGTCTCCGAGGTTCCGGGGCGAGGTGATGCATACGCTGAAGGTCACCCCGGCCGGCGCCGAGGCCATAGCCCGCCTCGTCGCCGCCGATCACGCGGACTGACCGGGCACGGTGAATTACGCCGTGTGTCACCACAATCCGGATCGAACATGGAGGAAGGTCGCTCGATGACGTTGCCCATCACCGCCCCGGCGGACCCGACCCACCGGTGCCGCCAGCGTCACCGCTGCGTCGCGCGTGTGCGTGACGACGACGGCAGGTGGCTCGGTGGCGGTGTGGACCGCGCCGGTACCTTGTGCCGGGGGTGCGAGGACGCTGCGTTCGCGGCGATCCGGCAGTTGTACGACGACTGGTGTCTGCTCGAGGTCGCCAAACTTGCTCCGCCACCGCGGGATCAGGCGCCGAAGGTGACCCGGTCCGGGCTGTATACGGTGCCGATCCGCCTCGACATCGACACCCTGCAGTCCGCGATCGAGGACGAAACCCTCACCTGGGCACGCACACTCACCCACGGCGACCCACTGCCCGCCGCCCGGGGAGAATGCGTGCGCCGCTGTGTGGCGATCCTGTCGACTCACCTCGGCACCCTCGTGGATCTGCCGCGTCGGCCGAGGTGGCGGATGACCCCATGCCCGGACGGCGGGGACGATCTCGTGCGGATCGGTCTCGACGGTGTGGACGCCGTCCTGCAGTTGGCCGATCTGCACCGCTACACCTGCAACGCGCTCGGGCTCACCGAGACCCGCATCTGGCTGCCCGACCCCTGCCATGTGTGCGGAGTCAAAGCGCTGACGTCCTCGCATGATCAGGAGATCGTCACCTGTCAGGCGTGCCGATCGGTCTGGGGCAAGGAGGAATTCGCCCGCCTCAACGGCGTCGGCGTCCTCGGAGCCGGGTCGGCCACGTGACCCGCGACCGGTGGCCGTGGCCCGCCGACACCCCGCTGCAGCGGGCACGCAAGGTCGCGGGCTCCTATCGCGCCGCCCTGCGCCAGCTCGCCCCTGGGCGGTGCGAGGAACTCGACCGCCGCGCGATAGAACTGGGGCAGGGGTGGGTCGCGCCGGTCGAGTTGCCCGCGCATTTGGTCGAGCATGCTCTCGATGCCGAGTTGTCCGCCGCCGACATCGAGCACTTCTGGCGGATCCCCGCGTCCACGATCCGCACATGGGTGCACCGCGGACTCATCACCAGGCGCCCGGGGAGAAAGTATCTGGTCCGTGACGTACTCGCTGTGAGCGTACGAACGACCAACCATGGGCGTGATTCGAACTGATCAACACGCTGGCGAGCCCTGACAACCTGACAGCGACGCACCCACAATGAGCATCCGCCCAGCGGGTGTCATCGGTCTCCTCAACCCGGACGTACTGCGCGCCAGGGTGTTTCTTGTCGGCATCCGTAGCTTACTCTCGCCCGTGGTGGTGCCGTAGTCTTGCTTTATGTCAGGGGAGAGTGCGCATGCAAAGGGGGCTGACGGGGCTTGGTTGGCGAAGCGATGGCTGGAACGGACCACCCGAGCGCAGGTGCTCTGGGTGCAGCCTGACCCCATGGCCGAAAGGAAGCTGACGTTCACGAAGCCGGCAGGCGCCTTCTCCTTTGATCTCGGGGGAGTGCTTTCGGGTGGCGATGTCCACAATCAGGAATTTTTTGCGGAAGTGAAGAATTACAAAGAAGCGCACGATCAGCCCGATCTTTATCGTAAGTTTCTCGCCAAGTGCTACCGTGCCTACGGGCTGCGCCCTGAGCGATGTGATAATTTTATGTGGATTACTTGGGCGCCATTTAGTGTCACTGAGTGGTCCAAGTTGGACAGTCCGGAGAAAGTTGAAAGATGCGTTCGTGAAAATTGGGAATTCAATTTCTCGAGTAATGCTGATGCCGTGGCTGCGGACTTAGACGTGCGCGCAGTGCAAGCCGTTGCATCTCGGATCTGGATCCTCGTTCTGTCGGACAAACAGATCAATCACCTGTCCATGAGCGATGAATATCTTTCGATCATCGCTAAACATGAGGCTATGGAGGAGGCGAAGCGATGACTTCAGTTACTCAAGAGAAGTTGAAGGGCGCCTTCTGGGTTGAGGATGGCCTCCAGTCGGCCCGGCTGGTAAAGCAGATCGTCAGCGAGTCACTGAGCGCTGCCGACCCTGCGGTAAGGGTGGTCTGGACACAATACTTTAATCACACCTACATACCGGACCTGGTTCTTGAATGGCCATCTCGAAGCGTGTCTGCGTCGAGGCGAGTCTATCTTCGTCCAACGCAAAATCCGCTGAGGATCGAGATGGACGTTAGAGAGAACTCTGCAAGCGGCCCGATATTCATTCACCTTGCGGACTTGTCGGCGGAGCGCGATGAATCCGGAGAGTCTGGGCTTGAGGTGCTTTCCTCGGTAGCACATTCAACGCAATCACTGGTCACCGAGGTTGAAGCCTTCGAGCGATTGTCGACGAACTCCACTGGGCCTGGTTCCAACCTGCTCCCGTCTTCGGTGATAAGGGGAGGGCGAGGACTGCTTGAGGCGGAACAGGCTACTGAAACTGCGACAATAGTCAGTCGGGGATTCGCTGGAGCAATGGCTGCCGATCCCGAGTCCACCGCGTTGGCCTTGGGTGTGATCGGCGATATTCTGGATCCAAGTATTGCAACCGAGATCAGCACCGTACTCGAAACGATGTGGATAGCATCTGGGGGTGCACCCTTGGAGTATCCCGGCCAAGTTCAGGCACTGGGTTTGAGCATTTCTCCACAGAGGCTGGAATCGCTTTTGCAGAGCGTCTCTGCAGATGAAACGGAGTTTTGGCTCAGCATCGGTCGAGGTGTGACGTTCGAATCATTCGAATCATTGCATCTGACAGGCGAGCAAAAAGCCCTTCAGGTGATCATGCGAACCGCCCTTCCTAATATCTTGGTTAGGACTTGCCGAATTACCGAAACAGTACGGGTGGGCCAGAAGGTTGATTCGATGATTTGGCAGGTCGAGCGCGGAAATTTGTCGCTGCGTGGTGCGGGTCGTCAGGCTTGGGTTGGCCGACGAGTTGGTGATCTCCCACGACAGTGGAGCTATGAGATGGATCGAAGGCCGTCACCTCAAATATTGGTGAGCCGTTCTGACTCTTCAGGAATACCGATTTCCGCCGTCGAAGCTGTCGGCGGTGGCCGAACGATCACCTACCGTTCTTCCGGAAACTCCGACATAAGACAGGACGACTTCGTCACTTATCTCGAAAGCATGCTTGGTTCGGAATCTGTAGTTAAGAGGGCGGTTCCGCTCCTTGAAGGCGGAAAGCCGGTAACCGTCGATTTTACGACGAATACGGCATTCGGTGGTCCCTCGGCGCGTATTAACGCAGCATCTCTGATATGGGGGACCTGGTGCATGATCTACGATCTGACCGAATCTGAACACGATGAGCTCACGGCAGTCATCGGCCCCCTTTCTCAAGCTTCCGAGCAGGCCGCAGATGCGACGCGCTTCGGAATAGGGATCAAGGAGGGGCGGGAACTACCGGAAATGCCGACACTGCGGGAAACGCCTGTTACATGGCGACCTGCCATTGATGCGTCGTTCCCGGTGGTGGCGGAGGCCCCTCCGGGAATGCTCGAAGCCCCGTCCCGAGTAGGAGACCCAGAAATACGGCTTCGCCGTGCCGCAGAATCTGGCCGCAGCCAGGCAATGCTTGCCCTCGCTGACCTGCTGAAAAGCCGTGGTGACTCCGCCGAGGCTGAAGAGTGGTTCCGTCGTCTCGCTGACTCAGGACATGGTGAAGCGATGCTAGAGCTGGGTGAACTGCTGGAAAGGCGTGGTCAGCTGAGAGAGGCCGAGATGTGGTTGCGCCGCGCCCTGGACATTGGTCAATCCAGGGCGGCCTTCTTCTTGGGGGAACTTCTGAGGAAGCGTGATCGGATCGGAGAAGCAGAGTTCTTCTATCGTCGCGCTATCGAGGGCGAGCCGCATTAAGCTCCAACTACAGCGTCCGGCGGATAGTCATCTGTTTCCCTGAGCGCGAGTGAAGGATCATTATGTGGTCGGGCGCTATGTGTCCTTTTGGTTCGAAGTGACGACTTGGTAGAACCACTTTGCGATGTCGGAAATCAGGTGTGATCGACCCGGCGCATTGGTGAAGAAGTAGTCGCTCATCTTCTCGTGCGCGCCTTGGTTGTCGGCGACCGCGTCGGTGACGGCGTCGTCGAAGTCGGGGGATTCGACGAACTGCTTGGCGGTGTTGACCTTCGCCTGCTGTACAAGCGACTCATCGTCGAGCAAGGTCCTCAGCAGTGCTTCGAGAAACGAGACCTTTTGCGACTCGGTGAAGTCCTCGGATCCGAACAGGTCGTTGAGTCGGTCCAGCACCTGTTGGAAGGCGACCATTTTCGGGTCACGCTTCACGCCCGACCCGGTTGCGGTCATGCCGACCAGGCCGGTTCGTGCGCCGAGGCTGATGTCGGTCTTGCCCTTGTCGATCTGTTTGACCTTCTTCAGTACAACGTCGGACAGGTCGATGGGCGCGGTGTAGTTGCCGGGCTGGATGACTCGATCGAGGTGGCGCAGATAGATCTGCTTCTTTTCCAGGCCCGGGTCACCGTAGTCGATGATCTGGGACATGAAGTCGTAGAGGCGCACGAACGAGCCGACGTCCTTGCGGAACATGTCCAGCTCTGCGAGCGCAGCCTTGTCGCCCTCGCCGCCGTTGTCGATGAGGGCTGCGTGGTAGCGCTCAGCGTATCGCTTCTTCCCGGGGCCGACGGCCGCGATGAGAGCGTTGTTGCCTTTGCCTTTCACGAACGCTTCCGCGCACTGGTCGACCTCAGCCCCGGTGTAGATGGCGGCGGTGTCGAGTTTCGACGCCAGATCGTGCACGAGATTCGGGTCGGTCGCAGTCTCCAGGAAGACGTCGGTGAAGTACGGCTCGAACGCCTTGCGAATCGCCTCGGGCTTGTTCACGAAGTCGACGACCTGCGCCATCGCCGCGGTCTTCTGAATGCCCGAGGGCGTGCGGTAGGTGCGATTGAGCCGGGAGAGGGTCTGAACCGCGTTGACACCGGACAGGATTCGGTCGACGTACATGGCGCACAGCAGTGGCTGGTCGAATCCGGTCTGGAACTTGTTGGCCACGATCATGACCTTGTACTCGTCTCTGCGAAACGAGGTACGCAGGTCACGCACGCTGGGGTTCATGGTGGCTTCGCTGAAATCGCCAGGACCTGACTCATCAGGGTCCTGCACGGTGCCGGAGAACGCGACAAGGGTGCCGTAGCCGTAGCCTTTTTTCGCGATGAAGGCGTCGATCGCGAGCTTGTAGCGGACGGCCGCCTTGCGAGAATCGGTGACGACCATCGCCTTGGCGTGCCCATCGAGCAGATCTGCCACGTTTTGGCGGAAGTGCTCGACGATGACCGCGGACTTCTGGGTGATCGTCTGAGGGTTGAGCTTGACCCAGCGCATGACCGCCTTGGTAGCCTGTGCTTGATCCACCTCGTTGCCACCGGCAGCGTTCTGCCCGATCTGGAACGCCAGCTTGAAAGAGTGGTATCCAGTCAGCACGTCGAGGATATAGCCCTCCTCGATGGCTTGCTTCATTGTGTAGACGTGAAACGGTACGGGCTTCTCACCCGGAGTCGGCTCGCGGCCGAACAACTCCAGCGTCTTGCCTTTTGGGGTGGCGGTGAACGCGAAGTAGGAGATGTTGTCCGCATGGGCGCGCTCGGTGGCCTCGGCCGCCAGCACCGCTTCGATGTCGATGTCGCCGCCGTCTTCGATGTCCTTGAGCTCCTCGGCGGTCAGGACGGCCTTCAACTTGCCCGCGATCTGCCCGGACTGGGATGAGTGGGCTTCGTCGGCGATGACCGCGAACGTCTTGCCCTTCAGTCCCTTGTTCTTACGGATCTCGTCCATCGCGAACGGGAAGGTCTGGATGGTGACGACGATGATCAGCTTGCCGTCAGTCAGCGCCTTGGCGAGCAACCCCGACTTCGACCCGCCGGCACGCGCCGCCTCATCGCGGTCGATCGCCTCGACGATGCCTTGATCGTTGTCGATTTGCTTGATCGCATCTTGCAACTGGGCGTCGAGAACGTTGCGGTCGGTGACGACGATGACCGAGTCGAAGACCTTCTGGTTGTCGATCTGCAGGCGCGCCATGCGGTGTGCTGTCCAGGCGATCGAGTCGGTCTTGCCCGAGCCTGCCGAGTGCTGGATCAGATAGCGCTTCCCGACGCCCTCGGTGGCGACTGCGGCGGCGAGTTCGGTGACGGCCTCCCACTGGTGAAAACGCGGGAATCGCAGGGACGACGACTTGAAGGTTTTGCCGCTGATCGGATCGGTGGTCGACTCGTGTTTGATGTACATGAGCCGACCGAGGATGTTCAACCACGCGTCCCGCTGTAAGACCCGCTCCCACAGGTAAGCAGACTTGGAACCGTTCGGGTTGAGCGGGTTTCCGGCACTGCCGTCCTCGGTGCCCCGGTTGAACGGCAGGAAGTGTGTTTTCTCGCCCGCGAGTTTGGTGGTCATCCAGACCTCGTCGTTGGACACCGCGAAGTGCACCAGCGCTCGGGTACCGGCGACGAACAGGGGCTGGACCTTCCCGGAACTGGGATCCTTTGGCAGCCGAGAAGTCTTGTACTGGTTGATCGCATCAGAGATGGTCTGGGTGAAGTCGGTTTTCAACTCGGCCGTGGCGACCGGAATCCCGTTGACGAAGAACACCAGATCGACCGAGCGCGGGTCACTCGTGGAGAAGTGCACCTGCCGCATGACCCGCACCCGCACGGCGGCGTAGTCGGCGTTGCGCTTCTCATTCAGGGTCGACTCGGGCTTGAAGACACACATCTGGAACTTGGCGGCCAAGTGCGAGAACCCCTTGCGCAGCAGGTTCAGGGTGCCGCCGCCGTTCTCCGTCGGGGTCTCAAGGATCTTAACGATCCGGTCGAGCAACTGGCCCTGCTGCTTGGCGACCTCGCCGGCGCCTGGTTTGGTGACCTTCTCCAGTTGCTCGGGTTGGGTTTCGGCCAGCCAACCGAGGATGTCCTCGGGGAAGAGGGCGCGTTCGGGGTCGTACCCAGTGTCGTTGGGGGAGTAGAGCCAGCCGTGGGCGGCCAGATACTCGCAGAGTTCCTTCTCGAACTCGATCTCGTTGTGCTGCGCCATCTCAGTCCGCTTCCCCCCGTATGTCGATCTGACCGGTCATCGCCCCCGTAATGAGCGCTGCCCGTCGCTCCCGAGCAAGTTCGATGAACCGCTCCGTTTCCATGATCAGGTCGTCGATCTTGACCGTCTGCGCATCGAGGAAGTTGACGATCTGTATCTGCTCGTTATCGGGGGGCACAACGACACCGAAGTCAGCGAGCACGGGTCGGCGCAAAGACTCCATCGTGACAGTGTTACTGCTGGCCAGCGCGACGGGACGAAGGAATGTCGAGAGGTAGTAATAGAAGTACCGGCCCGAAACCCCAGCGAAGTCCTTGAAGACGTAGACACGCTGGTGGGCCTCGAATTTCCCTGTGGCGTAGTGGAAGACTTTGCCCGTGCCGCCTTGCCCATCTCCGGGAGTCATGACAGCTTCGCAATCGAATGAGTAATGGCCGATGCGGAGGATCTGGCGCCCGCGGACGTAGAAGGGGTACTCGCCGTCGTCGGTCGCGTTTCCTGAGTCCTCCGAGCCGGTCGTGATGCTGCACAGGTGGCGTGTCGGCACGAGGCGCCAGTGGACAGGTATCGTTCCGAGTCGGGCGTCGCCTGAATCTCGAAGCGGACTGCAGGTAAGTCCCCGGAGCAGGGTTCGGGCGATGAGAGAAGCTCGACGCTCGTTCAGCATCTCTATGAGCCGCAGCTGCTCCTCGATGAGCGTGTCGATGCGGGCAGTCTCGCGGTCGAGGTATTCAGCGATTGCCCGCTGCTCGGGCAGCTCCGGGACAGGAACGTCGATCATCCGCATCTGTGCCCAGTAGAGGCGCCACTGAGATGGCCGGATGCCTGTTGACCGGATCGCGTACTCACCGATCATTGGTCGTGAGCGGAGCAGATGGTGGAGGAATCGCATGTCCCATTGCGAGGTCTTCGGCCGAAGCACTTCGTAGTCTGGGCTCACCAACCCCTGATAGGCCGACACCCCGAGTGACCCCTGCCATGCCTTCATCCGGTTTACCACGAGGTCGCCTGTGTAGACGACCTGGTAGCGGCTCAAGTCGGCTGGAGTCCGGTTGAAGTTGTCGTCGCGCGAATCTTTCCGGATCACACCGTAGTCGCGGTAGACGCTGAGGACATCGAGGGCTGGCTGGTCGGTCTCGGTGCGTGGCTCAAAGAGATACGCAAGCCGGACGGTCGGCCACCTTTCGGCCCAAGCTGACCGCGCCCTCACTTCTCTACCTCCCGAAGGAGGGTGAGGATCTTCGCGACCTGCTTCTCCAGGTCGGCGTCGATTTCCGCCAATGGCCGTGGAGGGACGTATTTGTAAAAGTGCCGGGTAAACGGGATCTCGTAGCCGACTTTGGTCTTCTTGGTATCGATCCAGGCGTCGGGGACGTGAGGGAGCACCTCGTTCTCGAAGTACGCCTTGATCGTCTCGGCGCGCCCAGCGTCGCCGTTGGTGTTGCCGCCGTAGGTGAAGGGAATGTTCTCGGTGTCCCGCTTCTTCGCATCAGGCTTCGGGGTGCCTTTGCGGTCGGTGATCGGCTTACCGTGCTCGTCGAGGAGTGGGCGTTCGATAGTGATGGTCCAGTAGGCGAAGTCGTTGGCGATGAAGATCTTCGAGTAGTCCGAGTCTGCTTCGTCGAAGGCGTCGTAGAGTGCGAGGATCTTCTCTCGGCCGTCGGCGTCGATCTCGCGGCTTTTCGCGCCGAGGTTCTTGCGCATCTTGGTCCAGAACGAGGTGGCGTCGATGAGCTGGATCTTGCCTGCGCGTTCGGTGTGCTTGGTGTTGTCGAGGATCCAGATGTAGGTGGCGATGCCGGTGTTGAAGAACATGTTCGTCGGCAACGCAACGATGGCTTCCACGAGGTCGGATTCGAGCAGCCACTGTCGGATCTTAGATGGGCCAGACTCGGCAGCACCGTTGAACAAGGGGGAACCGTTGAGAACGATTCCTGCCCGGCCTCCGCCCTCGTGGGCGGGCCGCATCTTGTGGGCGAGGTGGGACAGGAACAGCATCTGTCCGTCGCCGACAGCTGGGAGACCGTGGGAGAAGCGACTTCCCTGAGTGAGCGCTTCCTTCTTCACCGAGTGTTCTGCGGCTTTCCAGTCGACGCCGTAGGGCGGATTGGACATGCAGAAGTCGAATGTCTTGTCCCAGAACAGGTCGTCGGCCAGGGTATCGCCGAGCCGGACGTTGGTGGCGTCTTGGCCTTTGGCGATCATGTCGGACTTGCAGATCGCGTACGACTGGTCGTTGATCTCCTGCCCGAATAGGCGCAGTCGCGCCTGCGGATTGCGTTCCAGGAGTCGCTCTTCGGCAACTGAGAGCATGCCTCCGGTGCCGGCGGTGGGGTCGTAGATGGTGCGGACGGTGCCGGGCTCGAGCAGGGCCTCGTTGTCTTCGGCGAAGAGTAGGTCGACGATGAGCCGGATGGCGTCGCGCGGGGTGTAGTGCTCTCCGGCTTCCTCGTTGGAAGCTTCGGCGAACTTGTAGATCAGATGCTCGAACAGATCGCCCATTTCGGCGTTGGACACCGTGTCGGGGTGTAGGTCGACCTCAGCGAACTTCGACGTCACCAGGTACAGCCGGTTCTTCTCGTCCAGGGTGGCGAGCTCGTGTTCGAACTTGAACCGCTCGAACACGTCAATGTTGGCCGAGAATCCAGTGAGGTAGTCCATCAAGTTCGCCCGGAGGCCCTCGGGATCCTCGAGCAGACGGGTGAAGTCGTAGTGGCTAGTGTTGTAGAACCCGAGCCCGGTCTTGCGTTTCACCTGCACATCCAGCGCTCCACCTGCGTACTTGGTGGCCAGCGTCCGCACGTCGTCTCGCGTCGGCTCGAGGATGCAGTCGAGTCGTCGCAGGATTGTGAACGGCAGGATCACCCCGCCGTACTGGTGTGGTTTGTACACGCCACGCAGCTGGTCCGCGATCCCCCACACGAAGTTACCCAACTTGCTCAACCAGATCTCCCCTCGGACAGTCCGACACCTAATGTGTATGTGGCTCGAACGTTAACTACATCAGGCGCAGTTCGCGGCTCGTCGGGAAGGTCGGTAGTAGTAAGAGCATCCGCCGGATCTGCCCCTGCGCACAAGACCCCTCCTTGCGGACCGACCGAACGTCCGGTCCGGCCACACCGCCCTGCGGCAGGCGGCTGGGACGGCCGGATTTCTACCCTGCGCCTACGTGTTCACAGCCCTCTGCGTAGGAGTTCTTGGTACGCAGCCGCACCCGTTGCAGCAAGCGATGTTCAGCGGGCTTGACATTTGAATACGTTTCAGGGACGCTGAAGGAGCGAGTGGCACACGTGTGCCCTTATCGGCCCCGATCCTCTTCCTCCCCTGTTCGAGGATCGGGGCCGTTCGCATCTCGCGAGCCGAAACCTGCTGTCGCCGAGCGTCCTCGGCCGACCGCGTGCACGGCGCCGCCCCTATGGGCCGCAATGAACCGGTCCCGATCTACTGCTCGCGCCTTTTCGACAGCGGTTCTCCCGGAACCGCTCTTCGATCCACATTCCCTCGAAAGGTGTTGTCATGCCTGCATTCCTGCAGCTCATCCTCTGGTTGATCTCGGTCGGTCAGCTGGGTAACGGCTCCGCGAGCGCTCCGGGTCCGAGCGTAGTGGTCCCGTTCGGCTGAGTATCACGGTGAGCAGTGGCGCGTGACCCGCGCCAGACGTATCGGTGGCGGGTCCTCGTCGCCGACCTGCGCGCGAAAGGGCTGCGGTGCTGGGTGTGCGGGCAGCCGATCGACTACACCGCGAAACGGTTCGATCCGGACGGCTTCGAAGCCGACCACTACTACCCGGTCAGTACGCACCCGCATCTGGCGTTCGAGCCAGCCAACGTGCGTCCGAGTCATGTGCGCTGCAACAGGTCTCGCGGCAACGCCGGTCCGACACCGGAGGGTGCGTGGGTGCGGTCGGAGTTCTGACCACTACGCCTTTCGAGGCCCCGGGGGAGGGGGCGGGTGGAAAGTCGAATGCCCTCGGCTTCTCGACTCCCCGTCGGCAGTGAACTCTCCCCCCGGAGCCCTACCCCCATCGCGCACGCGCGCGCGAGGAATCATGAAAACCTTTTCTGACTAGGACGTTTCATTGTGAGTACCCCTGTGACGGGGATCCGGTTCGCCGCGTTGGCGGTCGCCGAGCTGTCGACCTTCGCCGGTAATCCCCGCCGGGGCGATGTAGATGCCATCGCCGCCTCGCTGCAGGCCACGGGCCAGTACCGGCCCATCGTGGTGAACGAGGGCACGCTGACGGGGCGGGTGATGGAGGTGCTGGCGGGCAACCACACCCTCCTCGCGGCCCGTCAGCTCGGCTGGGAGCGTGTGGAGGCGGGGGTGATCGATGTCGATGAGCAGACCGCGCGCCGGATCGTGGCCGCCGACAACAGGACAGCCGACCTCGGTGACTACGACTACACCGCTCTGTTCGAACTCCTGGACGGGCTGGACGATCTAGCCGGGACCGGTTACACGCCTGCCGATTTCGAGAAGCTGGCCGCCGAGATCATCCCGCGCGAATCCCGCACCGATCCGGAGGAGGTCCCGGATGTGTCCGAGGACGCGATCAGCGTTCCCGGCGATATCTGGCAACTCGGCCCCCACCGTCTCGCGGTCGGCGATGCCACCGAGTACTCGGTGGTCGAAGCCTTGATGGCCGGTGGGCAGGCGGACTGTGTCTGGACCGACCCGCCCTATGGTGTGGACTACGTGGGTAAGACCAGGGACGCGTTGCGGATCCGCAACGACGGCAACGCGGACCTCGACGACCTGCTCGGTGGTGCGTTCGCTTCCATGGTCGCCGTGTCACGCCCGGGTGCGCCGGTGTATGTCGCGCACGCGGATTCGGAGCGAGTGCGGTTCGAGGGCGCCTTGCGTCGGGCCGGGGTGCTGGTGCGGCAGAATCTGGTGTGGGTGAAGAACTCGATCGTGATGGGCCGCAGCGACTACCACTACCGCCATGAGCCGATCCTGTACGGGTTCATCCCCGGTGGCGACGGACGCCTCGGGCGTGGCGGGGATCGGTGGTTCGGTGACAACGCGGCGGCGACGGTGTTCGAGGTGGACAAGCCGGTCGCCAACCGCGACCATCCGACGATGAAGCCGGTCGCGCTGATCGAGGCCATGCTCGCCAACTCGCTGCGGCCGGGCGGGGTCGTGCTGGATCTGTTCGGCGGCAGCGGGTCGACGCTGATGGCCGCGCACGGCCACGGGTCGGCCGCGCGGCTGATCGAGCTGGATCCCCGCTACGCGGACGTGATCTGCCGCCGCTTCCAGGAACACACCGGGCTCGTGCCGGTCCGTGACGACGGCGAGACCGTGGATTTCATGGCCTCACGCAATCGGTGACGGTCCTCACGTAACCGGAATTCGTTTCGGCCGGGGCGAATTCCTTGCTCTGTCACCGTCCGGGCGTGGCCGATGGCGACACGGAGGGAGTTGCCGTCGTGCCCGATGATGGTGTCTGCTTGGGTGTTTCAGAACTGCTGGGTACCGGTGGAGGTGTCGGCGGCGGAGTCGCCGGTGCCTGGGATGGGCGGTTGTCGCGGAGGGGGATCTGGTTGGCGATCGAGTCCCGCATTCTCTGGATGGTTTCCGGTTCGGCCGTGTTGCGGTTGCGCAGAGACGATTCCACTGCCTGCAGTTCCGCCGGGGTCAATTCGACATCTCCGATGCGGGGGGCGATGGTGTACCAGTTCTTCTCGGGTAGGTATCGGGTGGCGAACAGGTAGCTCTTGCCTGCGGAGATCAACGGATCGTGGTCCACGAGGACGAGTTCCGCTTTGCCTGCTACGTAGCCGCCTTGCTGGTTCACCGTGACGGAGTCGGGTGGTTCCCCTTTCAACGCCTGGATCATCGTCACCCGGAACTGGGTTTCGGGCAGCGTCGGCATTCGGGTGTCGGTGCCGGACTTGTCCGCGACCGTCCCGACGAAGATCGCATCCGCCCAGCCTGCCAGCTGACGTTGGTCACCGGGGTCGAAGGCCCACGAGGGCTCCATCACCGTGGTGTGCACTCCGGGGTCCAAGGTGTCCGGGTTCGGTCCGCATGCCACGACTGCCGCGGATGCTGCGGCCGATGCGATGGTTGCCGCTACCGTGTGCCAGATCGTTTTCTTGTTCATTGTTACCCCCACAACTGACGGTACGAGTCGATGTCGATCGGGCCGAGCTTGGTGGTGTCGTCGGTGTAGGCCGTCATGATCTGTCCTTGGCAACTGTGTTTCAGGCCGAGTGCGTGCCCGAGCTCATGGGTCGCGACGTGCTGGTTCTCCGCGTCGCTGTTGCTGTCCATGAAGTGGGTGTTGAACAGGATCCCGTCGTGGGTGCCCCCTGGCGTGTATTGCCCTTCCCAGGAGACGTCGGGCAGGTTGATATCGGATATCTCGAGTTTTTCCTCGGTACCGGCGGGAACGTCGGTGGTGACATTGATGCGGCCCAGGCTGTTCCAGGTACTGATCCCAGCGTCCAGCGCCGACCCGTACTTCGTTCCCGACTTGATTGTCATGCGCCGATAGGTCACGTCGACGGAGTTGTTCTTATCGGTCAGCGGGCCGGTATTCCATGTGATCCACCCCTTTTCGAAGTACTGGCACCGCCCGACGTAGCCACCCTTCCCGTCCACGTTTCCGCCGCCGACCTCGTCGGAAGAGGGGTAGCCGTAGCGGCCGTTCTCCCAGCCCGCTTGCACCCACTGATCACGAATCGCTCCCCAGACCGGATGCGCACCGGTGCCGGAGGACCAGTACAGTTCACCGCCCTGCATGTGCTGACCAGCGCCGTTGTCACGCGCGCGGAACTCGTCGCTGGCGGGGAAGCCGAGTGGGCCGTTCTCCCAGTCGAGTGTGGCCCACTTGTCGCGGATCAATCCCCAGATGTTGTGAGCGTCGGTCGCGCTCGAATAGTAGATGGACCCGCCCTCGAAGTGGTTGAACCGGCCCGGTTTCCGGGCCGGTAGCTCTCTGGTGGTGGGATAATTCAACGTCCCGTTCTCCCAGCCGAGTTCACCCCATTTGTCCCGGATCCTACCGCCGATCTGATGGGCGTGGCCGTCGGTCACCAACGGATGCCAGTAGATCGAGCTGTTCTTCTCGAATCCCTGCCAGCGGCCTCCGCGCGCGGCGTCGGATTCCGGGGTTATCGCGTTGCCGAAGAAGTCGAATCCACCGGCTTCGTCGTATTCGACCTTGATCGCTCCGCCGATGGGATAGGGCGGATCGGCCGGTCGCGCGGACCCGACCGCGGGATCCAGACAGAGCAGGGTAACCGCGGCGAGTGCTGCGGCGGCCCGGACCGCGCGGGTCCGTCGGCGCTGCTCACGCCGCATGTGCCGTTGGCGGGATGTCATAACGTTCTCCTCATTGCCCCTCGCCAAGAGAAGATCATCCTTGAGCGTCGAAATTCATACTGGCTCAGGGTGATTGACTACATCCATCATGCTAAACGGGCATTCGGTCAGGTCATCGATAATCTGCCGAACGGAACGAATCGCCCATATAGATCGTGGCGGCTACCCCTACCGAGTCGGTCGGTGACGGCTCGCAGGAGATGCGCGGCCTGTGTCCGCTGGATCCCCGTGCGAGGACGTGACCTCTCGACGCTGCCAGGGATGCACCCGAGGTCGAGCATCAATGCGTGGCCATGTGCGCGGGTGCTTGCCGGATACGCCGCAGTGCGCGGGTCTGCCGCCCGGCTAGTGGAGCTGGATCCCCGCTACGCGGACGTGATCTGCCGCCGCCTCCGGGAACACCGGGCTGGTGCCGGTCCGTGACGACGGCGAGACCGTGGATTTCACGGCCTCGCGGGGGTAGTGCAGGCAGGTTAGAAGGCGGCGACGGCGGCGAACTGTTCCGGTGTCGGGTCCGGTACCGGAGCGATCTCGCTGAGGCGGCAGATATCGAACTCCCCGTCGGCCCACCGGACTTCGGCGAACCCGTCATCGGGGGTTCCGTCGTCGGGATCGATCGCCGGGTAGGCGAGGATTTTCCCGACCGTGGTGTCGACCCCCGTCTCACCGATCCAGTACACCAGAGTCCCAGCCGTCATCTCGAATACCCTTCTCTGTCAAGTCGTTTCATAGTTCCCGGTGATCCGGGCAGATACCGGGCCCGCCGTGGCGGGGTCCGGTGGCCGGGGGTTATCGCCGGTATTCGGTGAAGTCGAAGTGTCCGGTGGTTTGCCAGGTGATGGTGTCGGTGGTGGGGTCGAGTTCGGCGCGGGCGCAGGTGGTGTCCTCGTCGACGGTCCAGGTGTCGCCGTCCCAGTCCTCCCAGTCGATGCGCGCCAGGTCGATGCGGTAGTTCCCGGCCGGGCCGTGCTCGGCGGTGTAGTCGCGGATCTGGGTTTCGGCCCACGCGGTGGCGGCGTCGAGGTCGGCGTCGAAGTCTTCGTGGTCGACCTCGCGGCGGCGGCCCCGGGCGTCGAGTTCGGTCAGTACCGCGACGTACAGTTCGTCGGAGTCGAGCGGGGTGAGCGTGATGGTGGTCATTGTTGTTGTCTCCCTTGGTGTTTCGTTCTTCCGGTACTAGAACGATAGCTCTCGTGTTGCCGGAAGTGAAGTCGGAAACCGGCGAAGAACTTCGCGAAATACGCTGATGGGCAACATGATTGGATGATGAGCGCCAAGGGGGCTGGTCCGGAGACGGTTGCGGGTGACGCCGATACCCGCCCCGTGGTGGGGCGGGTGCCGGCTGGTCAGTCCGGTTGTGGCCGGGGTGGGATGGCCGCGAGATTCTCGGCTGCCGAGTAGGCGGCGGAAGTCCCCGGCGTCGGGGTCGGGCTCGTCGCGCGCCTCGGCCTTGGACTCCTGCCTGCGGCGGTCGTCGTCGTTCATGTCGTCATCCCTCGTCCCGGACTCGTGGCGGTCAGTTGGTGGGCAGGCCCGCCGCCAGCAGGACCTGCTGTGCGCCCTTGTACGCGCCGAAGAACCGGCCATCGGCGGCATACAGGCCGTCCGCGAGCAGCCGGGCCAGCTGCACCGGGTCACGGCGCAGGTGATCGTGCAGATTCAGGCTGGGATCGGCGAGCTGCGCGGTCACGGTGGCGTGATCGGTGCCGGTGAGGTGACCGATCGCGCGAGTGATCACCGCCCGACGCGCCAGTGTCAGGGCCCGGTCGCGGACGATACCCAGCTGGTCGAGGTCCATGGTCGCGCTCCTTGCGTCGAGTGAATTCACCTGGGGCGCTGTATGTTTCGCGCCTGGTGGCCCGTGGATCGGGCATCACCATGAACGCTCTCGCCGCGACCGAAGTCAAGCCGTATTGAATCGTCCAATAATGGTGCGGTGCAACGGTTTACGTGGCTATGGTGGTGCTTCCGGGGTCACGACCGGAGGATGGGCCCGCCGTCGACGGGCGGCGGGGTGGGGCCAGGGGTGCAACCGCCCGCCAGGGTGGTGCGCCGAGTTCGAGTCTCGGACCCCACGCCAATCACAGCGCCGCATACGGCGTGGGCGGCGCTGTCTGAATACACGAAACCGGCCGCCGCTGCCCGGCGCGGAGCGGGCGGTCGGCCGTGCGAGCCGTCGTCGCTCATTCCCGCTGGGGAAGGTCGAGGCCGCCGACCAGCAGACACGGGCAGATCTGTTCGGAGGCGGGGATGCCGTCGTGCAGGTTGGCCAGCGCGGCGGCGACCGCCACCGCGCCGGAGTTCAGGTCGTGGCCGTCGGCCAGGGCGGTACCGCCGCCGGTAGTGTCGTAGACGCAGGCGTACCAGTGCACGATCTCGGCCCGGTCGACGGCCAGCCCGGCGTCGACGGTGGTGACCAGCACCTCGACCGGTCGCCCGGACCCGGGCGCGTGTCCGGCGGCGACCCGGATGCCCAGGCAGCCGCCGCCGGTGTCCACGATCGATGCCGACACCCCGAACCGCCGCTGTAGATACGTCAGCTCGGGCCGGTAGACCTCGGAGAGAAAAGTCTTCGGAGATCTCATAGTCGTTGTGCCCCTTCAATAGGTGATCGTCCAGGTCCAGGTCCGGGTCGGCCAGCTGCGTGAGCACGACCGCCGGGTCGGTGCCGCAGGGTCTCAATCGGTGTGACGGCGGCGCTCGGTGCGGGGCCGGAGTTTGGTGGCCCGCTGGTGCACCGCCGAGGGTGTGATGCCGAGTTCGCGGGCGATGGCGGTCTGTGTGCGGCCTTGCGCGATCCCGTCGGCGACCACCGCTTGCCGGTGGGCCGACACCGCGTGGGCGCGGCTGACGTTCAACCCGCCGGTCACGTCGGTGTAGAGGTGTCCGTGCAGGATCGCCGACACGGTCGCAGCGTGTGCGCGGAACGCCGCAGCGATCCGCGCGCATGTCCATTCGTCCTCGACGTGCAACCGCACCATCTCACGGACCTGGTCCTCGTCGAAGCGGCGGCGCGTCATCGGCGCACCCGCCCGGGTTCCGGCGCCATCGCGGATCGGCCCGCCGGATGAGGTGAATTGTTGAAAAGCATTGTGTCCCTTAGCGATCGAATTGGCGTGTGCCAGACGTTAGCTCTGTTCGCGGCACGCATCAACCGGCTGTCCAGGGCTCCGGAGAGATGAAAACTCCTGGTGGGCAACGAGTGTGCGGTGACGAGGAATGAGGTGAGGTGATCGTGGGCGCATCGAGGGACGTGGCCGCGCAACAGGCGTTGCAGTTGCGCAAGGCCGGGGTGGGGTACGCGAAGATCGCCGAGCAACTCGGGGTCTCGCAGGCCCGTGCCTACGACTTGGTGACCGCCGCGTTGCGGGCGCGGGAGGAAACCGCCGATATCCGTGCCCGTCTGGATCTGGAGCGTCTGGACGCGATGCTGCTGGGGTTGTGGAAACGCATCGGCCAGGGCGACGCGAAAGCGGTCGCCCAGGGGCTGGAGGTGATGCGGATGCGTGCCGATGTGCTCGCCGACCGCGCCGCCGCCGGAGACGCCACCCCGGTGGGTGATTATCTGGCGGCGGTGAAGGCCGCCGCGCGGGAGAACCGGGAAGCCCAGCAGGACACCGGCCTTCGGTTGCGGGCCGTGGAGTCCTGACCGGTGGGTTCGTTGCCGGAGTCGGTCGCGGCCGCGGTCGCCGAGATGGACTGGCTCACCCCCGCCGACCAGGCCGCCGTCGATCTCGCCCTGCGGTACGCCATGCAGATCGAGGCCGGGATCTCCCGGGGCGGCCAGGACGCCACCAGAGCCCTATATCTGGGCCCGCACCTGCTGCGCACGCTCGCCGAGCTCGGCGGTACGCCGGGTGGGCGGACCACGTTGGGGCACAACAATTCCGGGCGGGTGGAGTCGACGCTGACCCGGTTGCGCCGGGAGCTTGGAAACTCCGCGTAGAGGCTGCGAACAGCCCCGCGTCTTCACCCCGCCGCTGCGGGAGCTGACGCCGGAGACCTCGCACGGGTTCTCGGTGATCGCCTTCGCCGAGAACACCCTCGGAATCCGGTTGTTGCCGTGGCAGAAGTGGCTGTTCATCCACGCCCTGGAGCTGCGCGAAGACGGGTTGTACCGGTTCCGCACGGTGGTGGTCCTCGTAGCCCGCCAGTCGGGAAAGACGCTCAGCATGCTGGTCCTGGCGTTGTGGCACATCTACGCGCGCGGGTCACGCACCGTGATCGGCACCGCCCAGGACCTCGCCAACGCCGAGAAGGCGTGGGGCGAAGCAGTCGAGCTCGCCGAATCGGTCCCCGAGCTTCGTGCCGGGATCCGGCACGTGTCGAAGGTCAACGGCAAGAAAGCCCTGATCCTGGCGGCGGGGGAGCAGTACCGGGTCGCTGCCGCGTCCCGGCGCGGTGCCCGCGGCTTCTCCGGCGACCTCGTCCTGCTCGATGAGCTGCGCGAGCATCAGTCCTGGGACGCGTGGGGCGCCTCCACCAAGACCACCCTGGCCCGACCGCACGCGCAGGTGTGGGGGTTCTCCAACGCCGGGGACTCGCTGTCGATCGTGCTGCGCTACCTGCGCGCGCTCGCGCACCGGTCGTTGGGCTGGCCCGACGGCGACGCCGACGCCGCCGCACTCGATCTGGCGGGCACCGACCTCACCGCTGACACCGACCTCGACGACCAGAACAACGACGACGAGGACGACGAGTCGCTGGCGCTGTTCGAGTGGTCCGCGCACCCGAATGCCGATCGCCGCGACCGCGACGCGTGGGCGCAGGCCAACCCGAGCATGGGGTGGGGCACGATCACCGAACGCGCGATCGCCGCCGCGCTGCGCACCGACCCGCCCGCCATCTTCGACATCGAGGTGTTGTGCCGGTGGATCGACACCGCCGACACCGGACCCTTCGACGCGGTCGCGTGGGCGGCCACCCTCGACGCCCGCTCCCAGATCGCGCCTGGCACGAAGCATGTCGTCGGTATCGATGTGTCCTGGAACCGGTCCCGCGCCTACATCGCCCTGTCCGGGCACCGCGTCGACGGGGTGGCGCATGTGGAGATCACCGCCGACCGCGCCGGCACCGACTGGGTGCTGGGCTGGCTGACAGACCGCCGCGACCGCATCGACGCGGTCGTGCTGCAAGCCAACGGCGCACCGGTCTCCAGCCTGCTGACCGAACTCACCAGCGCTGGGCTGCCGGTGATCGCGTGGGCCGGACCGGATCTGGGGCGGGCGACCGGACAGATCTATGACCTGATCGAGCGCCGCGGGCTGCGGCATCTGCCGCATCCCGGGCTGGACAAGGCCGCCACCACCGCGGCGGCGAAACCCGCCGGAGACGCGTGGGTGATCGACCGGAGACGGTCCCCGCACGACGCGGCCCCGCTGATCGCGGCCATCGCCGCCCTGTGGGCACTCGGCATCCCCGACGACACGCTGCCCGAAATTCACGCCTGGCCCGACGACTTGTGGGAGGACCCCGAATGACACCTGCGCCACGACCGAAAACCGTGCTGCTACTGGATATTGCCGGATTCGGATTGATCGGCGCCGGGCTGGTCCTGCTCGGCTGGGCCGGTGCGCTGCTCATGGTAGGCGCGCTGCTGCTGATCGGCGAAGTGCGCGTCCGGCGGGAGACCGCGCGCCGGTGACGTTGTTGTCGTGGTTGCTGCGCGAGGATCCTGAGCGGCGGGCGCTGACCGAGTCGGCGATCCCGCCGAACTGGGCTGCTACCTCGGAGGCTGGGGTGGCGGTGTCGGAACGTACTGCGCTGCAGCACCTCACGGTGTACGCGTGTGTGCGGATCCTCGCCGACGCGGTCGCCTCGCTGCCCCTGGATGCCTATCGGCGACGCGGCCCCACCCGCCAGGAAGTCGCGTCTGCACCGGGGTGGGTGGCGCGGCCGGATTCGCGGTGGACGCGGTTCGAGTGGTTGTGGCAGTTGGTGGCGTCACTGGCGTTGCGCGGTAACGCCTTCCTCTACGTCATGTCCCGCGACCCGGTGACCGGGTATCCGACCGGGCTGGTGCCGTTGCATCCCGACGACGTCACCGTGCACGGTGTCGACGCCCGCGGGATCCCGACCGGCGCCGCGCTGTCGTACCTGGTGTGTGGGACGCCGGTCGATGCGACCGAGATCGTGCACCTGCGCCGGTTCGTGTTGCCGGGCAGCGTGATCGGGATTTCGCCGATCGAGCAGGCCCGGCAAGGCATCGGCCTGGGCCTGGCGGCCGAGCGGTTCGGCGCCAGATGGTTCGGCGAATCCGCCAACCCCAGCTCGGTGTTGGAGACCGATCAGGCGCTGTCGGGGGATGCGGTGACTCATCTGCAGAAGCAGTGGATCTCCTCCCACGGCGGCCGTCGTCATCCGGCGGTGCTGTCGGGGGGTGTGAAGTGGCGGCCGATCTCCATCACTCCGGAGGAGTCCCAGTTTTTGGAGTGTGTGGTCCCCGGCACGCTGTTCACGATGGCCGATGGCACACGGCGGGCGGTGGAAAGGCTGCGTGTCGGTGATCGGGTGATGGCGTGGAACGGCAGCAAGCTCGAGGCGGCGCAGGTCGCTGCCGTGGGGAGGCCGCCGGTCAAGCCGCTGGTTCGGATCAGGACGGCGCGGGGACGCGAACTGACCGCGACGGCCGACCATCCGGTGCTCGGTCTGCACCGGCTACGGACGCCCGGGTGCCGGCCGATCGAATCTGACGGGCGGTGGATTGCGATGGGGGAGCTGCATGTCGGCGCGTATGTGCGGGTGGGGCTGGGTTCGGTCGCCGAGCACACCGATGAGATGAGTGCGGCCGATGCCTACTTCCTGGGCGCGATGACCGGCGATGGATACATTCGCGCGGGTGGCTGCTCGTGGACGAGCGCGGAGCCAGCGGTCACCGCCAGGATGTGGGGCGCGGTCGCGGCGTTGGGCGGATCGCTGTCCCCCCGGGCGAGCACGATTGATTTCGACGTGTTGACCGGCGGTGTCGGTCGGGGCGGGTCACGGATCCGGCGGTTGCTCAATGAATCGGGCCTGGTGGGTAGCCACTCGCATACCAAGCGCGTGCCGGAGTCGGTCCTCCGCAGCGGGCCCAGGGCGTGGCGGGCGTTCCTGTCGGCGTACTTCGACGCCGATGGGTCGATACGCGATCGCTGCGGGAAGCAGAAGCCCGCCGCCTATTTCGCGTCGACGAGTCGCGCGTTGCTCGAGGACTGCCAGCACGTGCTCGCGCTGCTGGAAATTCAGAGCGCGATATACCCGATGAGCACCGGTGGTGTCGAAAGCATCCGCGGACAGACCGTGCAGGCGCGGCCGTCGTGGGGTCTGTACGTGATGGGGATCAGCCAGTTGCGGCTGCTCGCGGCCGAGCTCGACCTCGCGCACGTCGAGAAGCGCAGGCGGCTGGCAGAGTTCGCCGACGCCGGACCGAGTCGATACCGTCGCTGCAACTTCGACTTCGACCGCGTTGTCGAGGTGGCCGAACTCGGTGCAGGCGAAACAGTCGGCGTCGAGATCACGGGCCTGCACACGCATGTGACCGCCGGGATCATCACCCACAACACGCGCCGTTTCCAGCGCGGCGAGATCGCGATGCTGTTCGGGATCCCGCCGCACATGATCGGCGACACCGAACGCTCCACCAGCTGGGGACAGGGCATCGAGGCCCAGGGCATCGGATTCGTCACCTACTCCCTACGCCCCTGGCTGGCCTGCATCGAAGACGCCCTGTCGGATCTGACCCCGCGCGGGCAGTTCGTCCGCTTCAACGTCGGTGGCCTGCTGCGCGGTGATCAGAAGGCCCGCTACGACGCCTACAACTCCGCGCGGACCGCGGGCTGGATGTCGGTGAACGAGATCCGTGCCCTGGAGGACCTGCCGCCGATCGAGGGCGGCGACACCTACATCCAGCCCCTCAACTACGGGCCCCTCGGCGCCAATCCCACCGCCGAGCAGCCGGACAAGGAGAACGACCCGAGTGGATCTGCAGACGAAACTGCGTGACTCCCGCGAAATCCGTGACTACAGCGCCCGCCAGGTCGAACTGCGCAGTGTCGGCGACACCCTGACCTTGCGTGGGTACGCGAGCGTGTTCGACCATGCCTACGACATCTACGGCGGCCCCGCCGCGGGTGGCTTCAGCGAGATCGTCGCCCCCGGCGCGTTCGACCGCACCCTGCGCGAACGCGCGGACGTGCACCTGCTGATCAACCACGACGGGATGCCGTTGGCGCGCACGAAGTCCGGCACCCTGCGCCTGGCGGCCGACGGCACCGGGCTCCAGGTCGAAGCGGATCTGGATCGGCGGGATCCGGACGTGCGGCGGCTGGAGACGAAGATGGCGCGCGGCGACATGGACGAGATGAGCTTCGCGTTCCGGGTGAAAGACGATGTGTGGAGCACCGATCAGACCGAGCGCCGCATCACCGAGATCTCCCTGCACAAGGGCGATGTCAGCGTCGTGAACTTCGGCGCCAACCCCGCCACCACGGCGTCGCTGCGTGCGGTGGGTCTGCGCAGTGTCCTGGAGGTGTTGAGCCGCACCGAATTCGAGTCCATGCTCGCCGAAGCCCGCGCGCTCGGTCCCGATCGCATCGGTGACGCCCACGAGCTGCTGGCGCGGCTGCACCACGAACTACACCCCACCCCGGCCCCCGACCCCGTTGTGGCCGAACAGCCCACCGCGCCCGAGCCGCAGCCGGTGGTGACGCCAGTGAAGCGGACGTTGCGGCTGGCCGAGCTGATCACCCTCGGCAACGGTACCGACCTGAGGTAATCCACAGCCCTCCACAGCTTGATCCCCAAGCGTGCGAGCGCTTTTCCCGACTCCTGGCACTGGAGATCGGGGCTCCCTCGAGCCCTGGCACTGGGCGACATGGCCTGGCACTGGCCGCCATTCACCGTGTTTCTCCGAAATCCCCAGGAGCCCTTTCTATGGATAAGCGGCTGAGCCTGCTTATTGCCACCCGAGAACAGCGCACCGGCCAGCGTGAGCAGCTGCTCACCGAGCGCAACGCGATTTTGTCCACCGTCGCCGACGAGGTCCGCGAGGACCTCACCGAGGACGAGGACGCACAGTTCCGGGAGCTCACCGACCAACTGCGGTCCATCGACGCCGACCTGTGCACGATCGATGAGCGGATCGCCGAGATCACCGACGAGATCGACCGCACCCGCCGCATCGAGGAAGGCACCCGTCACCTGCGCCGCGCCCAAGCACACCTGGAGGTCACCGGCGAACCCGCGACCTACAGCCGCGGCAACGGCCACTCCTACATTCAGGACTTGGTCCGGTTCTCGTTCCGGTTGGACGCCGACGGCGCCGCCGAAACCCGCCTGCGCCGCCACGGCGAGGAGGTCGCTCGCAACAGCGAGTACCGGGATCTGGACCGCACCGACGGGCACGGCGGGTTCTTCGTCCCACCGGTCTGGCTGATGAACCAGTTCCTCGACCTCGCCAGGGCGGGACGCGCGGTGGCCAACCTGGCGCTGACCGACGTGCTGCCGCCGGGCACCGATTCGCTGAACATCCCGAAAGTCGCCTCCGGCACCAGCACCGAGGTGCAGGCCGCCGACAACACGCAGGTCTCCGACACCGATCTGGCCGACACCTACGTGTCCGCGCCGGTACGCACGATCGCGGGCCAGCAAGACATCGCCGTGCAGCTGCTCGATCAGAGCCCGATCACCTTCGACCAGATCATCTTCTCCGACCTGATCGCCGACTACGCCACCAAACTCGACATGCAGACCATCAGCGGCTCCGGCACCGCCGGACAGGTCCTCGGCATCCGCCACACCCAGGGCATCCAGACCATCACCGCCACACCGACGGTGCAGGGGGTGTACGGGGCGATCGCGGACGCGATACAGCGCATCCACACCACCCGTTTCCAGCCCCCCGCCGTGATCGCGATGCACCCCCGCCGGTGGGCGTGGTTCCTGTCCCGGCTTGACGAGCACATGCGTCCCCTGGTTGCGCCGCAGCAGAATTCACCCGCCAACGCCCTCGGCACGTTGGGCGCGGTCGCCGCCGAGCAGGTGGTCGGCTCGCTGCACGGGTTGCCGGTGGTGACCGATCCGAACCTGCCGACGAATCTGGGGGCGAAGACCGACGAGGACGTCATCCTCGTCCTGCGCGCCTCCGATCTGCGCCTGTACGAGTCCGGGATCCGGACCCGGGTGTTCCCGTCTCCGCGGTCGGCGACGCTGACGACGCGGTTGCAGGTGTACGGGTACATCGCGTTCACGGCGGCGCGGTATCCGCAGTCGATCGTCGAGATCGGCGGGCTGACCACACCCGACTTCACTCAGTAGCCCGGTAGCACGTCCGGGCCCCAAGCCCCCCAACAGGAATGGGAGGAATGCCGGATGCGGCATTTGATGATCACCGCCGATGGTCTGACCATCGAAATCAACAGAGAGGATCCTGTGAGCAATCAGGACACCATCGACGCCATTACCGCCCAGCTGACCAAGGTCAAGGCCGAGATCCTGGGCAAGATCGACCAGCTGGAGAAGTCCGGCGGCGCGGCGGATTTCACCGCGCTGAAGGCGCTGGTCGACGATCTGGATGGCATCGTGCCCGATCAGGCGGACGCCGATAAGCCGGACACCGGCAAGCCGGAGGTGGAGCAGCCCAGCACCGAGCCGGGTACGGACCCGGCGGCGGAGCCGGGCACGGACTCGTCGGCGGAGCCGGGCACGGACTCGTCGGCCCCGACTCCGGCGGGTGTGGATCCGGCGACCGGCGAGCCCCTCTGATCGACCCAGGGAACCGCTGGCGGCCCCACGAATCCCCGAGGGTTCGTGGGGCCGCCGGGCGGCTGGCCGCCACCGTTGCCGACAAGGAGATCCTGCTGATGTGCCGTGATATCGAAGCCGATTACCGTCGCGCCTATATCGAGCAGTACCAGCGCGCCCGCGCGGCCGGACGCGGGAGCGAGGCCGATCGGATCGCCGTCGTGTTGCGCGACCGGTTCGGCCATAGCGTCGCCCCACCCACGCCCGTGCCGTCGGTGAGCGGTGCGGACGCGCGACGCCGGGCCCGCGGTACGAAGACGCGCGCGGTGGCCGAGCCGCTGCCGGAGACCACTGCGGCGCAGTGAGCGTGAATCCCGTGCAGCCGCGACCGAACTCGGACGTGCTGGCGCCGTTGGCCGGTACCGGGGAGCTGGCCGACTACGAGGCGGGCAGCCCGGAGCTGGCGGTGCGGATCGCGAACGCCCTGGTGCGGGACTGGTGTGGCTGGCATATCGCCCCGACCATCACCGAGACCGTGGTCGCCGACGGGTCGGGTACCGCGGTGCTGATGCTGCCGACCCTGCACCTGCGCGATGTCCACACCGTGACCGAGAACGGGCACCCGATCGACCTGACGCGGGTGCGGTGGTCGGGCGCGGGATATCTGCGCCGCGACACTGCGTGGACGGGACGCGAACAGGGTGTGCGGGCCGGGATCACGCATGGCTGGCCCGACCCTCCACCGGTTGTCGCTGCCGTCGTGCTCGGCATCGCCAAACGCGCCAAGGATACCCCCGCCACCGCGATACGAGCCCGCACCGCCGGGCCGTTCAGCGAAACCCTCACCACCGGCCCGGACGGCTCGGTCGGCGGGGTCACCCTCACCCCTGCCGAACGAGACCTGCTCGCTCTCTACCGGATCGTCCCGACCTCGTGAGTTTCCCGTTGCGCGGTGTCGTCGGTCATCACCGCTACCGCGACGGCGGCCTCGACGCGCACGGCAACCCGGTACCCGCCTACACCCCGCCCGTCGATGCCCCCGGCGTACCGGTGCGCGTGTACGGGTGGGGACCGGCCCGCTCGGCCGAGCCCGTCCTGCCCGGCCACGACCGAGTGATCACCGAGGTCGAGATCTACGCACCCGCCCAATTCTTGCCTGCGCCGCGGGATCTGATCGATCTGCCCACTGGGCCGTCCGGGCGTTTCGAAGTCGTCGGGGTGGCTGCCGATGCCAACCACGGCCCGTTCGGGTGGGCGCCCGGCACTGTCATCACGGTACGAAAGGTGGACGGCTGAATGCCGAAACCCACGATCTCCTGGAACAAGAACGCTTTCTACAACCTGCGGCGCGGCCCGAAGGTGGTGCGGGAGCTGGAATCTCGTGGTCGCCGGATCGCCGCCGCCGCGGGCGACGGATTCGCTGTGGATTCCCATCAGGGTGCGCGCCGTCCCGAGGGCCGCTGGCGTGTCACCGTGTTCGCGGCCACCGCGAAAGCCAAGCGCCGCAACGCCACAGACAACACGCTGGTCAAGGCGCTGGGTGCCGGGCGGGGTCGATGACCGGCTTGGTTGTCTACCCGGCGGTCGAATCCCTCGTGGTCGCTTACCTCGCCCGCACCCTCGCCGCCCGCACCGATCAGGTGGTGGTCGCGACGAAAGTGCCCGCCCCGCGCCCGGACCGGCTGGTTCGGGTCACCGCCGCTGGTGGCGGTAACGACCGGTTCGTGCTGGCTTCCCGGCTGGTGATCGTGGAATGCTGGGACATCCGCGAACCCGGCGCTGCCGATCTGGCCGAGCTGTGCCATGCTCTGCTGCTGGCCGCTCGCCGCGATCCCGCCGAACCAGCGATCCGCAACACCGTCACCGTGGGTGCCCCGGTCAACCACCCCGACCCTGACACCCACCACGCCCGCTACCAATGCACAGTCTCGATCGACCTGCGAGGACGACCGCCAGAATGAGGAGCAATCACCCGCGATGGGGGCCTAACGTGCGCAGGTCCGGCTGTTTCCTCGTGGCCGATCCCATGAAGACGGTGCCTTGTCCGGTGATCGGAGCTTCGCTGTTCATGAAACAGCCAGAACGACAGGCTGTGTCGGCGTATTGCGGCATGATCCCTGGGAGAGGAGAGGGAGAACATGGTCGCGATCATCAGGTGCAATCGGCGGGAAGCCAGTCACATCGAGTTCAAGGAGCGTCTTTACCCGCCTACGCGTCGAGAGGTGTGGGACTGGACACTCACTCGCGACGACAGGATGTGGACCAAAGGACGGCACCTCACCCTGATAGCAACTCCGGATGGAGCTGGGGTGTTCTGGGTGACTCGCCTAGGTTCTACCAAGCGCGAAGGGAAGCCAGCCGATCTGCAGCAGAAGTTACGGGTCCTGCACATCACCAGGCTTGAAAATTCGGTGCGCCTCGATGAACTCCTCGACCAGCTCGACAGTCGGCACCAACGTCGAATCGTGCCAGAAGGCCAGCAGACCGCCGCGGCGGGAACAGCACTAGTGGACGTTCTGATACGACTGCGGCCCGAGGCACAGGCAGCGGTCAGCTACATCAATGCGGCTGCCGACGGGTACCGGATACGCCCGGAATCCAAGGCCGACCAGACCTTGGCGGTGCAGAGGGACGCGACACTGGCAGTTGCCCGTATGGCAGGCATGTCCATCCCGGAACTTGCCCGGTGGGATCCGCCTGCGGAACAACTGTGCGACGATTCACCGCCACCCGCGTATCTCAAGCTGCTCCAGACGCCTGCTGGGCACGCCGAGTCCATGGCTCCAGCCCATGAGGACCACCTGATCAATCGGGACACCGAGAATCTCGTGGGGTGGCTCGGCGGACAAACCGGCGATGTAGCGTGGCGGGAGTTCCGGCAGCACGGCCAGCGATTGTTCATCGGCAACGCCAATCGAACCACCGCAGAAGGGATCTCGGGCGCCGACATTATCTACTACAACGACACACGCAAGAGTTTGGTTCTCGTCCAGTACAAGAAGCTCGACTCGCAGAGAAGTGGCTACTACTATCCCGACAGCGACTCCAATCTGGACAAGGAGCTCGCTCGGCTCCATGAGGTCGACGTATACGCCGCAAAGTTCCGCAGCCCGCATGACGACCATCGGCTATGCTCCGATCCGAGCTGGATCAAACTCTGCCAACCGGAGTCGGTCATTCCACAGGCCGATGTAATGGTCCCCGGAATGTACTTCTCCAGACAGCATTTCGAGCAGTTGCGCAACGACCCCAGATTGCGGGACGGACGCGGCGGAGCCGTGCGTTTCGGGTACGCGAATGTGCCGAGCTACCTGGACAACACGATGTTCACCCGACTAGTGGAAACAGCGATGATCGGCACGACCGGCGTAAGCACCGATCTGGTGCGTTTCCAGATCACCCGCAGCCTGGAACTCGGACGCATGGCCATCATCGGACTTCTCACCGGGGAAGAGGACCCGCAATCCGTGCGCAACACCCGACGTCGCCAACACAGCTGACAAACACGCGACTCGCCCGGAACGGTTCCGAACACGATAGGACAAGTCCACCGATCGTCGCCCCATCTTTCCGTGGTTCGTATGTGCCAGAACGCAAGAAGTCGACAGGCCCTTGGCCTGCGGCTCCGTAAGAAGTGGACCGGACGGGAATCGAACCCGCGACCTTGTCGGGGGTGCGCTGCCCCCGAGGCCCTGCGCGGCAGGGTGCCCCCGGCTACCGCGCGGGACTCGCCATCAGAGCGGCCGTTCCACGCTCCGAACACCGAGGCATTCGTTCCGCGCGGAATCGACCATAGCTCGACCGTATGACCAGGGCAAGCAGTTCCCTGGGGTCCGGTCGGCCATCGAGTCTCTGATATCCGTTGTTCGCGTGACCAATTCATGGTCTTCCTCGACTGCTCGCAACCGTGTCGTAGTGGTCGATAAGCGAGTGTGTCAACACTGACCCCCTTTTCGTGCAGGCCCGGTCCTTTCCTGCATCTGAAAGGGCTCTCCATTTCATGGCAAGTTCGGTTGCCAACGTCTATGCCGCCATGCCCCGCGCCACCGGCACACTGTTGCGTGCCCCGCTCGGCACCCCGGGCCCGGCCAGCGCCGCCAGCGAATTGTCGTCCGCCTGGGTCGATCTCGGGTATGTCGGTGAGGACGGTTACACCATGTCGGAGTCGCGTGACACCGACAAGAAGAAAGCGTTCGGCGGCAACGTCGTCAAAATCCTGCAGACCGATTACAGCCTGACGATCCAGTTCTCGTTCCTGGAGTCGATCAACGCCGACGTGCTGCGCGCGGTCTACGGCGACGACAACGTGACCGTGCGTGGTCCGTCGATCCGGGTGCGGCACAACAAGGCTCCGTTGCCGCACGCGTCGTGGGTGATCGATACTCTCGATTCCGCGGTCGGGTTGCGGCGGATCTGGATCCCGGACGGGCAGATCGCCGCGGTCGACGATGTGCAGATCGTGCACACCGAGACCATCGCCTACAAGGTGACGGTCGAATGCTTCGAAGACGCCGACGGCACCCCGCTGTACGAGTGGGTGCACATCGGGCGCCCGCCGACCCAGTGGACCGTTACTGTCGAGGGCAAGCCCACCGGGGGTGAGTTCACCCTCGCGGTCGATGGAAGGGCCACGGCCGCTGTCGGGTTCGACGCGACCAACGCTGCGGTACGGGCCGCGCTCGCGGCGCTGCCCGGTATCGGTGCCGAGGGGGTGACCGTGACCGGTGCGGCGGGTGGCCCGTACCAGGTCACATTGTCGGCTGGCGGCGCGCTGTCCGGCAACGGGTCCGGGCTGACCGGCGGCACCGGGCCCAAGCTCACCGTCACCGCGTCGTCGAGCAGCCATCGACCAGACAGCGGCCCTGCGCCGACAGCCCAGGCAACGGTATCGTCAGCCGCAATGCGCTAAGTAATCATCGTCGGAATCCAGCGGAACAGGAACATCCCGCCATAGACGTAGGCTGCCACCGCCAGCGACAGCAGCAACGGCGCTGCGATCGGGTGGGCGAATACCCAACGCCATCCGCGCATGGGATGAGGATCTTGTCGGCCGAGCACCGCTGCCACCACGCCGAGAAAGGTGAAGTGGGCGACCGACGCGCCGAGCAAAGACGTGAGGCTGACGACCTCGACCATGCTGGTGACCTGCTTGGTGCCAGCGTAGGCCACACCCGTGATCAATCCCGCTGCGGCCCCTCTGCCGCTGTAATCGAGAAACTTCGTCACCAGAGGAGCGCACAGCCGCCGCCACTCCGGATCGCGGAACGTGCTCTGCAACAGTGCTGTTCGCCGGATCTGCGACAGTTCGCCCCACTGTCGTTGCGCGTCGGACAGAATGTCATCGGCACTGAACGACTCGGTGAACTTGATCAGCATCCAGTCAGCGGCAGAATCAGCCCGCGTCTCGAGGGTGGCGAACACCTCGCTCGACGCAGCACCGTGTGGGTGTGACAGAACATGGAACATCATCGTGCGCTCCTCACGATGCGCATCAGTGTCCCATTTCGCGGCCTGCTCACAGATCCCGTATGCCCACGACACCGCGGGTTCGCGCGAGGCGATCGCTGCGGACGGCTTCCAACCGTCGACCAGCCATTGTCTTAGCTCGCCGCGCAAGCGTTGCCTGCGGGTAATCGGTTGCCCACCACGGATGTTGAGGATGTGCTGTTTCATCTCGCGAAGGGCCGCACCACGGAAACTAGGTAACCCGGTCGCCGTGTATGTGGCGTAACCAACCAGCATCACCGCTATGCATGTCGTCGCGAAAATCAGCATGGCCAGATAACCCAGCAGGTGTGTAATCAATCGTCCCCCTGTTCGGATTGCTGCCGACGTCGATCGTCCCATGCCGTACGACTGTCGGTCGGTGGCGCGCGACCTGGGACAGCTGACGAGTTCGCTCGAACGCGCCCGGTGTCGTGTTCATCGGACACGGCGGTCCCGATGCGCGGTCCACAAGCCCGCCCGACGAGGTTCACTTCTATCCCTTGGACCGGGCCTGCCCTCGTCGGGCGGGCTTTCCGAAAGGCCCTGTCCGACAGTATGTTTCTAGAACAGGAAGATCCGGATGTTGGAGAAGTTCGCGTATACGACTGCGGCCGGTAAGAAACTCAGCCTGCCACGCATGGAACACATCCCGTTCGGGCTCATCCGCCGCCTGCGCAAGGAGGACGACACCGAGCAGTTCTTCGCCCTCATCGAAGGTGTTGCCACGCCCAAGGATCTGGCGGTGATCGACGCGATGACCCAGGCCGAAGTCCGCGAGTTGATGGATGCCTGGCAGAAGGACTCGAACATCACGCTGGGGGAATCCTCGGCCTCTGGAGCCTGATCGACCGACATCAGGACGCTGTCGAGGCCGATCTCATCCGCACCGGCCTCCGGTTGCGCGATGTCGGCAGTCCGGAGTTCGACTGGCGGGACCTGCTGGTGCTGATACGGCAGTCCCCGCGCGATTCCGCGCTCATGGCCGCCGCGCATCCGGAGGCCGCGCGCTGGGGGCAGGGCGAGTTCCTGCTGGCCGAGTTGGTGGATCTGACCGCGTTGTTGTTGTGGGCGAAAACCGTTGACGGCGCGAAGAACCGGAATCGGCCGCGCCCGTATCCGCGTCCCGGCGTCGACGACCCGGTTGCGCGCCGCGTGAGCGGGCATGCGGTCCCGTTGACCGAGGTCCGAGACCGGTTGCGCGCCTTGCGAAACCACGCCGAAGGAAGGGGGTGAACGTGTTGTGACCGCGGGTGGTGTCGAGCTCGGTACCGGGTATGTGTCGGTGGTCCCGTCGACCGACAAGTTCGGCCCCGGCGTGGACAAGGCTCTCGGGCAAGCGCAGGGCAGCGCCGATACCGCGGGCCGGTCGATGGGGTCGCGGTTCGCGGCCGGGTTCACCGGAGTCTTCAAATCCGCTGTCACCGCAGGCGGTCTCGGTGCGGCGATCTTCGGTGGCGCCGCCCTGAAATCCGGGCTGGCGCGGTTGACGACGATCCAGAACGCCACCACGTCGTTGACGACGATCATGGGTGACGCCGCCCAAGCCGGGCAGTTGATGGAGCAGGTCAAACAGACTGTCAACGGGACCCCGTTCAATCTGGATCAGTTCGCTGATGTGGCGAAAAACCTGGTCGCGATGAATGTTCCGGCGGCGAAGGTGCCGGGGTATTTGACCGCGATCGGTGAGGCCGCCGCCGCGTCCGGCAAGGGCGCCGAGGGGGTGTCGCAGGTGGCGGACGCGTTCGGGAAGATGGCCGCCACCGGCAAGGTGAGCCTCGATGAGGTGTGGACGGTGTCGCACGCGGGTGTGGACGCGCTCGGCATCTTGGCCAACGGGTTCGGGGTCACCACTGACGAGATGCAGAAGATGGTCTCGAAGGGTGCGGTGCCCGCCGACCGGGCCTTGGACCTGCTGGCCGACGGGATCGTGCACGGTTCCGACGGTGCGGCCGGGGCGACGGTGGCGTTGGCGGGCACCATGGCCGGGCTCCGCAAGACCCTGACCGGCGCGAGCGGCGGGTTCAAGGCAGCGATGGCGCGGTTCGGGGCGGGCGTGCTCGCGCCGTGGGTGCCGGTGGCCAGCACCACCCTCACCGGTTTGGCGGGCGGGCTGGACACGCTGACCCCGAAGATTCAGGCGTTCATGCAACGCCTGGCCGACTCCGGCGCGGTCGAGCGGTTCACCACCGCCATGGCGAATCTGCCCGCGACGATCGATCAGGTCACCAACTGGCTGGGCGGGCTGGACTTCTCGTCGATCAAAGACCAGATCGGGTCGGTCGTGGGCTCGCTCACCCAGCTGAGCGCCACTGCCAGCCAGCCCAGCGGCGAGGGTGGTGGCGGGTTCTGGTCGAGCGTGGTCTCCGGCATCAGCGGGCTCGGGTCGGCACTGGGGTCGGTCGGCGTGGACGCGGTCACCGTGCTCACCGCCGCCCTGAAATCACTCAGCGACGTCCTCACAGTGTTGGCCGACCATGTCGGGCTGGTCACCCCGCTGCTGATCGCGATGGCCGCCGCCTATGTGACCAGCCAGACCGTGCAGACCGCCTACCAGGCCGCGAAAGTCATTCAGACCCCGGCCATGTTCGCGCAGCTGGCGGTGCAACGCCAGCTGACGGCCGCGCTCGCCCAGCACACCGCCGCCCTGTCCGCGAATACCGTTGCGACCGGGGTGAACACGGGCACCCAGACCGCCCAGACCGCCACCACTGTCCGTGCCCGGGTCGCCGCACTGGCCTCGGCCGCCGCCTCCCGCGTCGCCGCTGCCGCGCAATGGTTGTGGAACGCCGCGCTGACGGCGAACCCGATCGGCCTGGTCGTCGCCGCGATCGCCGCCCTGGTGGCGGGGCTGGTGTGGTTTTTCACCCAAACCGAGACCGGCCGCCGCCTCTGGGAAACCGTGTGGGGCGCAATCCAAGTCGCAGTCTCTGCCGCCTGGTCGTATATCAAGCCGGTCTGGGACGGGTTCCTGGCCGCGCTGGGCTGGATCGGCGACAAACTGCAGTGGTTGTGGTCCAACGTGGTCTCGCCGGTGCTCGGCTGGATCGGCTCCGCCTTTTCGGCCTGGTGGGCCGGAGTCCAGGTGTACCTCGGGTTGTGGAAGGCCGGGCTGTCCGAGGCCGGGGATGTCGTGTCCGGGTGGTGGTCGTTCATCCAGCCGATCTTCGGATTCGTCGCAGATCTGGTGTCGGGCTGGTGGTCCGGAGTGCAGGTGTACCTGGGCTGGTGGAAGACCGGACTCACCGAGGCCGGGACGGTGGTGTCCGGGTTCGCCGACGGCGTGAAAGCCGGGTGGCGGCTGATCGGTGCCGCGATCGACACCGGTAAACGCTGGTTCACCGATCTGCGTGACGTCGTCGTGCAGGCGATCGGGAAGATCCTGGAGTACTGGGACAAGATCAAAGGCATCGTCGGCACGGTCGGCGACGTCGCGGGCAAGATCGGCGGGGCGATCGGGTCCGCGGTCACCCACGTGATTCCCGGTCTGGCGCAAGGTGGTTCGGTCAACGGCCTCGGCGGCGGCACCTCCGACAGTATCCCTGCGCTGCTGTCGGCGGGCGAGCATGTGGTCACCGCCCGCGAGGTCGCCGCCGTCGGCGGGCACACCGGCATGTACCGGCTGCGCGCCGCCATGCGCGCCGGTGCGTTGCGGTTCGCGGCCGGAGGCGCTGTCCCGCACGGCATCCGCGACGCCCTCGCCGCCGCGCGACGGGTGACCGGGCACCCGTACCTGTGGGGCGGGATCGGCCCGGACCGGTTCGACTGCTCGGGGTTCATCTCCTTTCTGCAGCGGGTCGCGATGGGGATGGCCGACCCGGCACGGCGGCTCTACACCACCCTCGATCTACTCGCCGGACGCCTGGCCGGACTGGAATCCGGCCTGGGCCCGCCCGGCACCCTGTTTCAGGTCGGCGCGAACGCCGACCACATGGCCGCCACTATCGCGGGCGAGCCCGCGGAAGCTGGTGGCTCCCATGGCACCTCGCGTCTCGGCCCGCCCGCGGTCGGCGCTGCCGATCCGCAGTTCACCCACCAGTTCCATCTACCGAACGAGCTGATCGCGGGATGGGCGGACGGCGCACGCGGCGACGCCGTATCGGCGGCGCAGTCGAGCGTGCGCGCAGGGTCGGGCACGAAGGCCACCTGGACCGAGCAGGACGAGACGAAACTCGCGTCGGCGCAGACCGCGGTCGAGCAAGCCAAACAGCGCCGCGACAAGGTGTACGGCGACGCCAAGAAAACCGACGCCGACCGCCGCCAGGCCGACCTCACCGTGGAGAAAGCGGAACAGAAAGTCGTGGCGCTGCAGAAGCGCAAGGACGACGTCGCCTCCGGTGTCGCCGACGCGCCGCCCGCGCAGGCGCCCGCGCTCGAGCATCGGTTCACCGAGGAGGAGCTGGCGCGGATCGACGCCCAGGCGGCGGTGGACTCGGCGAACGAGCGCCGCAACGAGGTGTACGCCGACCTCGATGCCAGCCCGAACGAAAAACTCAAAGCCGACGCCGAACTGTCGCGCGCTCAGGACAAGCTCGACGAGCTGACCACCACGGGCAGCAAGGTTCAAGGCCGGGTCCGCGATTTCGTCACCGATGTCGCGGGCATGGCGTTCGACGCCGTTCTGGCGGAGCTGCCTGGAGGGATCGGTGAATCTCGCTGGTGGAGTATCGATTACAGCCCGTTCGTCGAGGCGGGGCAGAGTCTGTCGCAGCGCGCCGCGCAAGCGATCGGCCCGCTGCCGGTATTCACTTCCGAGGCCGTGGCCGCGCAGCTGGGCTACACGCCGGTCGCCGGTCAGCCACCTCCGCCGTGGTGGGACACGCTGCGGCCCAAGGTCTTCGACACCGGCGGCTGGCTGCGGCCCGGTGAGGTCGCGATCAATCTCTCGCGGCGGCCGGAGCCGGTGTTGTCGTCCCCGGCGCAGATGCAGGCATTCCTGGGCGGATTCGCCCCAACGGCGGCGGGGGTGGATGCGAGCGTGCGGATCGACACCCTCCATACCGGCATGTCGGCGGCGGAGTTCCGCCGCGAGTGGGCGGCGATGCAGCTGGCGCAGCGCCAGCGCGCGAAGACCTGGACGCCGCGGTGAACATTCCCGAGGCCACCCGGATCCTGATCGAGGGCGCGGGCGGGCAACGGCTCACCGTGGCCGGACCCGGCGCCGGCACCGACGGGGTGGTGCTGGCCGATGTCGACTCGGGCACGCAGTTCGAGGACTTCTTCGAGGCGCCGACCACCACGATCTGGAACGCCACCGCCTACCAGATCGGCGCGGACTTCGGCGGGGCGCGGGAGGAGAAATTCGACTTCACTCTCGCTTTCCACATCCTCGCCACCCCCACGCTGTCCTGGCGCGGGGTGTATGAGCGGTTCCGGCTGGCGTTTTCGTTCAAACGCGACTGCGGGCTGCGGGCCGAGGTCGGCGACAGTAGTCGCCTGCTCACCGTCCGCCTGGGTGCCAAGCCCGCGGTCAAGGTGACCGGTGACCCGAACACCGACGGCTACGCGCTGGTGGTGGTGCCGCTGGTGGGGGCGTATCCGCGCTGGTGTGAACCGGATGTGGTGTCGCAGTTCGTGACCACGACCGACACCACCGCCGGTGGCACCGAGTCCGGGTGGGTGACGGTGTCCAACCCGCTGCCGGTCGATTACGAGATCTGGCCACGGTGGATCGTGCAGGGCGGCAAGGGCATCGTGTGGACGATCCCCGACTTCTCCTGGGGCTCAGATGAGTTCGAGCGCGCCGAGATCGATCGTGATCGCAAGTTCGTCCTGCCGCCCCTGCTGGAGGGGGAGCATGTGGTGATCGATACCGATCCGCTGACCCGGTTCGGGCAGGGTAATTCCTCGATCGATACCGGGTTCCCCGCCCGCATGGGCGGCCACCGGTTCTGCTACCCGCTGCCGGGCGGCACCGCGGAAACCAAGGTCCCGGTGTCGGTGACCGGGGCACCGGTGGGGGCAGGGGTTCAGGTGCGGTGCCCGCGGCCGTGGCCGCGCCCGTGGGGTGGCCTGGATTGACCGCCACCGTGGCGACCATCGACTTCGACGCCGTCTTCGCCGACATCGCCGCGCGCCTGAAAAAGGAAACAGCGCAGCGGATCTCGCGGCCGTTGATCCGGTTGTGGGACGGCAACTGGGTGCTGCGCGGCGAGGTGCGGGGCGAGATCTCGGCGAAGTTCTCGCTGATCGCCAACGAGGTCGGTGTCGGCACCATCGAACTACCCGCCTCCTACTATCTCGCGCGGTGGATGACCGCCCACCATGACCGCACGGTCCAGAACGTCCACGTGACCGTGGACCGCGACGGTGCCCGATGGTCGGGCACCCTGGACGATCTCGAACTCGACCGCGACGACCACGGCCATCGCATCGTGCGGGCGACGTTCAAGCACGACACCGAGCACTTACGCCACATCCTCGCGTACTCGAATCCGTTCCTGTTCCCGGAATTTCAGTTCCCCAAGACCTGGGCGTGCGTGACCGGCGACACCCTGGTGCTGGTCCGCGAACACGGCCGCACCGTATCGAGGCCGATCCGGGACCTGACCGGGCGCCCGTGCGAAGTGGTGGTCGAAGGGCGGGCGTATCGGTCGCCGACCGGGGCGTGGAGCAACGGGACCAAACCGGTGTGGCGGCTGACCACCAGCGCCGGGAAATCGATCGAGCTGACCGGCGACCACAAAGTGCTGACCCCGGACCGCGGGTGGGTGCCCGCCGAACACATCGGTGTCGGCGGCCAGGTGATCACCGACCACTCCCGCAGCGAACAGGTCACCGGCTTCGATTTCGCCGGTGAGGCCGAGGTTTTCGATATCGCCGTCGAGGACGTGCATCGGTTCGTCGCGAACGGGATCACCGTGCACAACTGCTTCGGGCCCGCCCGCTGGGCGCTGAAGCTGACCTTGTTCCTGAACCTGCTCCGCCTCGAGTCACACGCGTGGACGGTCCCGACCACCGACCCTTTGGATCCGAAAGCCTGGCTCAACCTCGACATGTCGAGCTGGTCGCAGGTGGTGGTGCCGCACTCCATCCTCGACGACCACTCCCAATTCGCCATCGTCCACTCCCGGTTCAAGACGATGCACGAGGTCAGCAAACGCATCGTCGCCGACGCGCAACTGATCTGGGAGCCACGCCGCTGGCTCGACGGCGACCCCGAACCCTGGCCAGGCGCGAAGGTCCGCCACGGAGCCATCGTGTGGGACCTGGTCGACCGCTCCGGGTGGGACACCGAAACATCCTTCGGCGGAACACTTTTCGACGGCCTGAAACGCGCGGTCACCCGCATCGGCGCGGACGGATTCACCGAAACCGTCGAAGAGGTCCAGGATCCGACGTTCCCAGAGGAGTATTCCCAGCCCGGCTGGAAGGGCACCGTCGCGCGAGCGCCGGGGATCATCCTGCGCGACGGCGACCACACCGCCATCACCAGCCTGAACTTCCACTGGAGACCGGCCACCGATATCGGGTTCGTCACCGGCGGTCACTCACCGGAGCTGGTCAACGGCCTGATCGGAGCCACGGTCAGCCTGCTAGGAGATCTCGCGGCCCTGGCGTTGGTGGTCCCACCGCTCGGCGGCACCGCCAACGAGATCCTCAAACCCCTGTACCGGGACGTGTTCGGGGCGTTTCAGAAGCGCCACGACCGAGTCCGGGAGAAACGCCTCGGCAACTCGGTGTTCCACGAGACCTGGTGCGACTCGGCCGACCGCGCCTACAGCCTCAACGCCCTCATCGCCCTGCGCACCGGCCGCTGGCGCACCCGGGAACAAACCAGTCACACCGTGCGCGTAGTCGACGGCTACGACGGGCTGCGCATCGGCCAGCACGGCAAAGGCAACGCGTGGCTCGGGACACGGATCGGCACCACCGTCCGCGACTGGGGCACCCCCGGCCGCGTCTACGTCGACCGCATCACCGAACTGGTCCTCGCCTGGGACCGCACCACCACCCCCGCCTGGGAAATCACCGTCGGCGCGAGAGAACCCGACGACCCCGTCTTGAAAGGACTGGAAATGCTCGACGAAATCACCGGCATCGCCCGCGATCTGGCGGTCCTGTAATGACGTTCTGGAGCATCGATTCCATCGACCCGGCCGACCCGGAGCAGCGGTTTCTACCCGCACTGCAAGCCATCCCGATCATGGGTCGCACCCCGATCATCTTCCCGGAGCCGATCGCGCGGGCGATCTCCAAACATCTCACCGAGGCCGGATGCCCGCCCATGGATGCCTCCTTGGCGGTGAAGAAGTTTCAGCGCCCCTACCGCGGAGAGCAAACCGTCTTCAACCCGGCCGGGCAATGGGTCGACATCGACGCCCCCGAGCCGGAGCCGGTGGTGATCCAGGACCCCGCCGCGATGACCGTGCGCGAGCGCGAGGCTCAGGTCGAGCGGTTGCGGTATCTGGGCTACCGGATCAACGACCCCGAACCAGCCACCCCCACAGCGAAAGTGGTCGACACCCTCGACACGCCGCCGCGGTTCGACCCTGCCGCGCATTCGGTGCGGGAGGTCAACACCTACCTGCGGGAGCTGGGCGAGGACGACCCGCTCGAGCGCCGCCGCGTGCTGCACGCCGAGCGGCAGGGCAAGGGGCGCAACGGGATTCTGAAACGACACCAGAAGGAGGGCGCGTGAGCTTCCGCACCGTCTACGGCAACACCATCTCCGAGGCCGGATGGCGGATGTGCGACCGCAACGAATGCGAGATCGCGGATGTGGCATTGGAATTCATCGACACCGCACCCATCCGCACCGGCGACCCGGTGACCATTTTGGGTGCGTGGACGGTGTGGTACGACCGGAATGTCGAGGAGATCGAGTCCCCGGTGTGGGGGTGGTCGGCTACCAACGACGTCCCCGACTCCAACCACCTCGCCGGTGTCGCCGTCGACCTGAACGCGCCCCGCTACCCGTGGGGACAACTGACCATGCTCGCCGACCGCGTCGAGCGAGTGCGCCATGGCCTGGAGCTGTTCGAGGGCACCGTGTTCTGGGGCCGGGACTGGACCAGTCGTCCGGACGAGATGCACTACCAGCTCGGCTACCCCGAAGGCGACCCCCGCATCACGGAATTTGCGGCGCGGCTGCGTACCGGGCATCTCGGCCTGTACGGATCCGAGCCCGCACCGCCACCGCGGTACAGCCGGTTCGTGGTCGACGCCTTCGCCCAGCTGCTGCCGAACGCCGGGAGGCCGTGAATGGGTACCGAGTGGGCCGATATCTCCCAGTACCAAGGGATTCCGGTCGACGACCGGTATCCGCACCCGGTGCTGTCGTTTCGCACCAACTCCGGTGACCGCACCGACACTCTTGCCGTCGAGAACGCGTGCCGCGCGAAGGAACTGCTCGATGCTGGGCGGCTGCGGGTGGTGATCGCCTACTACTTCTTCTGGCCGGGCCAAGCCAACGGCGATCTGCACCGCACGGTGTTGGAGCAGGCCGGGCTGTGGGGGCACCCGCGGCTGGTGTCGATGATCGACGTCGAAGGCGCACCGGTCAACGGGGACAAGCGGATTCGCGGTGACCAGTCCGGCGAGGTCAACGACGAAGCCGCACGCCTCGTGGGCTGGTACAGCGATGTCCGCCGGGTGATCGGGTACTGGAATCCGGTCGCCGATCCAGAACTCTGGCCGACCCGGCCGCCCTGGCTGCGGCTGGTCGTCCCCTCCTACGGCCGCCCTCCCGGCCAACCACTGCTACAGCCGCCGGGTTTTCTCGCTCACCAGTACACCTCGACCGGCTGGTGTGCGCCGTGGCCGGGCGATGTCGATCTCAACCACTGCGATCTCGACCTGCCGGAGCTGCTGGCGGCGTTCGCAATCCCATCAGAAGGAGAGACCGTGTCCGATCCCGTGACCGAGGGCGCTGCCCAGTTGCATCCGTTCACCGGCAAGCTGCGCCCGATCGCTCATCCCGACAACGTCAACGCCTCGACTCGTACCCCGGCGCAGCCGTGGCCGTATGACATGTGGGCTGATGTGTGGAACGAGACGGTGTGGGACGGATTCACCCTCCCCGCAGGTGATTCCGGCGATCGGAATGCGGATGCGGAGCGGCGCAGCCTGATCGGCTGGGTCCTCGACACCGCAGCCCGCGTCCGGGGCTTGGAGGCGAAGCTCGACCGGGTTCTCGGGGGCGAGGAGGGCCGCTGATGGGTCGCCACAGCCTGCCCGAGGCCCCGTCGCAGGTGCGGTACCCGTGGCGCACCGTGGCCCGCACCCTGTTCCAGCTGATCGTCGGTGTCGCGGCAGCGATGCCAGCGCTCGTGGGTGCGCTCGGCCTCCCGTCCTCGGCGGGTGTGGCTGGGGCGCTGGCGATCTCGGCCGCGCTCACCCGGCTGATGGCGATCCCCGCCGTCGACGACGCACTCGCACTGGTTGCGCCGTGGCTAGCCGCTGAACCGGGACAACGGTCCCGGTGACAGCGTGGCCGAGCGCCGATGTCATCCAGGCCATCGGCGTCGCGATCGCGACGGTGGTCGGCGCGTTCTCCGCGTGGCAGGCCCGCCAGGTCCGCGCCTTGCGGGAACGCATCGAGGCGCTGGAAGCCGAGATGGTGTCCGAGCATGCGCGTTTCAAGGCGGCGATCCGGTTGATCCGCGCCCAGCTGCGTTACATCGACATCCTGCGCGGTTTTCTGTTGTATCCGGTTCCCGGTCACAGGCCACCGGATCCGGACTTCGTGATCCCGCCCGAACTGCGGGACGAGATCTAGCCGGTGACCACGCCCGGTGCGTCCGCCCCCGACGGGTCGTTCGTGCTGGGCAGTGCCTTCGGGCAGAACGTCACCGAGGAGTCGGCCCGTAAGGTTCTCACCGGCGGGGTGCTGGCGGTGTGGGAGCGCTACCAGCAGCAACTCCACCACAAGGTCATCAACGTCGTCGACGACCACTCCCGGTCCATCACCGAGCTCCGCGCCGCCTACGAGCAGCTCACCCTGCATGGGCGCACCCTCGTATTCCCCGGCAACGGTACCTACACCCCCACCCCCGGTGTGGTTGCGGTCGAGGTGATCCTGCTCGGCGGCGGCGCGGGCGGGGCGGCCGGGCGCTGGGACATCCTCGGCGGTGCGCGCTACACCGGTGGCGGAGGCGGTGGCGGCGGGGAAGTCCACCACACCATCCCCGCCGCCCTGTTGCCCACCGGCAAGGACGGCAACTACCTGCCGATCCCGATCGTCATCGGATCCGGAGGAGCCGGAGGGCTCGGAGACGCCGAACCCGGACACGGCGGCGGCGACACCAAATTCGGGGACTTCCTGCTCGCCGGGGGCGGGACCGGCGGACAGGCCGACACCGAGTTCGGCGGCACCGGGGGCGCGGGCGGGATCGGGATGATCCGCGGCGGCAACGGCGGCAAAGGAGCCTCCTCCGGCAGCGGGGCCGCCACCCAGGGCGGCGACTCGGTCTCGGCGTATGACCTGCACGGCGGGGGCGGCGGAGGAGGAGGCGGGGGCGGTTCCGGCGGTGCCGGCATGCCCGGCGGCCAAGGCGGCATCTTCGCCGGAGGAGCGCCCGGTCAGGATGGGCAGCCGCCGTCGACGGTGGTCACCACCGGCGGGGGTGGAGGTGGCGGTGCCCCGGACGCGAATTCCAGTGGCGGGCACGGCGCGTTCCCCTCCGGCGGCGGAGGCGGCGGCGGTGCCGGAATCACCCCGCCCCGCGGCAACGGAGGTAACGGGGGCAACGGCATCCTCTACGTCGTCGAGCGATTCGCTTGATGCGCACCGTGCTTCGCGTATTCACCTCGAACGACGCGTGGTACAAGCCCGACGGTCTGGAGTCGATCGAGCTCATCGTCCGCGCCGGGGGTGGTGGCGGAAACACCACCAGCGGTGGCGGTGGCGGGGCGGCGGTACATCTGGGTCGTATCCGCGCCGCCGATCTGCCCGATACCGCCGTGATCATCGTCGGGTCAGGCGGCGGGCCGGGCGCGGATGGTGGCGTGTGCGCGTTCGGGAATCTCGTTGCCGCACAACCCGGCCGGGGCGGCGACTCCGGTGGGGCCGGGGGCCTGGCGGTGATGCGCGGGGGCACCGGCGGGACCGAGGGGCAGCCCGGTGAATCGGTCAGCTCGGGGGTGGTGGCATTGCTGGCCGGTGGTGGTGGCGGGGCTGGGGCCGGATCGGTCGGCGGCGCGTCCGGACTCGTGCCCGCGGGGGTGAGTCGTCCGCCGTTGTGGCAGTCCGGGCAATCCGGTAGTGGCGGGAACCCCGGCCAGCCCGGCGGCTACCCGGCCGGTGGCGGGGGAGCGGCCGCGGCGGGGGCGGCCGGGGTGGTGACGGTGATCGAGTACCACTACTACCCACCTGCTCAACCGCCCGCAGCGCCCGGGCCATCGATGCCACCTGACGCTGCGAAAACACCGCCCCATGTGGTCGGGAGTCACGGCCGTGTGCACCGCGGGAACGTTGTCGCTCTGGTCCCCGGGAACGCGCTACCGAGGGATCCAGCCTCCGACCGTTGTGGTTCGGACTTGTTCGGTATCGCTTGAATCGGACAATTTCTGACGATTTTCTAACGACTGTAACGTAGGTGAGAGCGAATCTGATAAGTTGAATGTCCAGATTGTGGACAGTGGAATCTTCAAGCTCACTGGAAGGACCTGGCAATGGATGTTAATAATCCGGAAGGCGCTCTCATCTGGCTCGCGATCCTCTCGCCGCTCATCGTGATCGGAGGAGTGTATGCCCTGTTCAACGGCGTAGGTCATCTGTTGGGGCTCAACTGATGTAATCGCGATGGCACTGCGCGCGCAAACAACTCGCCGCTGAGGCCCGCGAAACTGCCCCGGTGGCAACCGACTCGCCTATGTGACAACTGGCGTGCTTCAGCTCACGTATCCGGTGCCGGGCTGAGTAATTCACCGGCGCATCAACGTAAAATCCTAGGAGAGAGGCGTTCTGGTGGCTGAGGCTGTGGTGCATATCGATGAGCTCGGTGGTTACGCCGGACCCGCCCGCTGCTACAAACTGTCCCCGCCGGTGCGGCTCGACGGCACCGACCACGAGTATGTGACCGTGTGGGTGCAGCCCCGCCTACCGCATCAGAACGCCGAGGTCGCCGTGGTCGCGGCCACCGGAACCGGGGCGTGTGCGACACTGTCGCTGATCCGCCAGCCCGGCAGCCACGTCCTGCACACCGACCCCGCGACCGGTGAGGACGTGCACGGCTGTCATGCGAAGGCCCTCGACTTGCTCGGCTATCGGCTCACCCACCCCGGTTCCGCTTCGTAGCCCGCTCGGCGACAACGGTTACGGCCCCGGCCCCGCATGCGCGCGGGCCGGGGCCGTCGTCGTGTGTCAGGCCCGGCGGTGCCGGGGTCCGGCTACTCGAACACCACGCGTTCGGCCGCCACCAGTCGCGCGGGTCGACCGCGAACACCGCCACCGGATACCCAACTGGGGCGGCTCCGCGCCTGGCCTGCCGGTTACCGTCCGGTCGTGGCCGTGGTTCGTCGCCCGGCGAGGTAGAGCACGGCCACCGCTGCAGCGCACCATCCGGTGGCTTGCAGCAGTCGCGCCGGCCCGCCACCACCGCGCGGTGCGGGTGTGTGGTCCGGGTTGTCCCAGGGCTCGGTGAATTGGTAGTCGATTGCCCAGGTTGGTGCGCATTCCCGGCACACCGTCGTGCCGTGGCCGCATTTACGAGGGTCGGTCACTACCGGGAGGCGCACGTTCTCGATCTGAGTGATCCACTCGGCCGAATCACTCGTTTTGTACGAGCAGTCGAGTATCGCACCCACCGTCGTAGCCTTGCCGAACATTGTTGCAGCCCTCCGTATTTCGTGTTCGGGTGTGTTCGTACGCACCGACCATAGGGACGGGCTCGGCCATGACGGAACCCGTCGAGGCGAGTCTTTTCCGACGAAATATGTTGGTGTGAAAGGCTTTTCGACCGTGTGAGTTGATGGTTCCGGGGCGAGCCTCTAACGTCGTTGCTGCCCGAAATATGAACGGCCCCAGCCGGTGCGGTAACACCGGCCGGAGCCTGAGATACGGAGAAAGGACCTCCGCGATGACCAGTCTATCCATCCGCGTGTACGACGACCATCTCACCGTCGATGCACCGTATGATCCGGTGTTCCACGACCGCGCCGACGAACTCGGCGGCACCTGGATCCCCGAGACGAATACGTGGCGATTCGCCCTCGATGACGAACACCGCGTCGTCGGGTTGGCCCGGCAGTTCGATCCCGCCGAGAATACCGGTCCCGCACACGAATTGGCGATCGCGCAACACGATGTCGAATCCGATCACGCGCCAGGTGTGGCGGGTGTGAATGTGCATCGGCGGCGCGCGGACCTGCTCACCCGGCTCGATGCCCTTCTCGACGAGGTTGTCTGGATCCACACTGCGCTGCGCACCCTGCGCTGACCCCGGTACGTCCTGCATCCGGCGTCGCCATCCGGCCCAGCGGCCGGTGGCGACGCCGGATGTGTTTCGCTGGGTTACCCAGCGCGGCAGTCGGTGATCCGGGCCTGGGGGCCGTAGGCGGCGTCGTGGTTGAAGTTGAACGTCGCACGGACGTGACAGACGACCCGATCGCCCGGTCGCACCCCCGGCGGCGTAGGGACGATCTCGGGTTTCGTGCCGCCGCTGGTGCCGCTCAGCTGCAACCCGGACCCGGGTGGGATCGACTCACCGACCACGGTGTCGGCCAACCGTAACGAGAGAACACACCCGTGGCGGTATCGATGAGCGGTTGCGGCGTCGGCCAGACGAACGCGAGGTCACCGTCGAAGGTCACCCGCGTCCCGAACACTGCGATCGCGATCATGACCACTGCGGCTACACAACCCAGAAAGACCGACACCGCTGCCGTCGCCACAATCATCTTGATCACCCGAGCCCCGCGCACAGACCACACCCCCGATGCATCCACAGCAGCCCCTTGTTCTCGGTGGCCATGGTAGCCACCGCCACGTCGGCACCCCTGCCCGATTGGCGATCAGCAAGGCGTGGCTGACCGGTTCCGGACACAGCAACGTGGTGTTGGCTGCACTCCGGATCCCTACACCGGCTTCCGTCTTTCGGCGCCTCCTGCTACGGACCGACCCACACTTCGTGGTCATGGACACCAGTTCCGGTGTGCTGACCGACGAGGTCCCGGGAAGTGAAGGTCGGGCGGACTTGTCTCGGCGTGCGGTCGATTGCACAGTCCTCTACCAAGGCGGTACCGTCAGCTACACGCTGAGCAGGGGCGCGAAGCCAGTCAGCCCCAAGACAATCGGTCTCCGGCACCGGTATCGAAAGGATGAGATGGCAAGCTGGGGTACGACCGCCCGTGTCGCTACTTTAGTAGCTGGCGCTGCTCTCTTGGGATCCGCGTGCAGCTCCAGCGCTGGTGGGCCCCAGCCGTCCGGCAACTCCGGGGGCGCGTCGTCCACATCGATCGCTGTGGACGTGCCGAAGGGATACGACCCCTGTGTAGATGTCCCTCAGAGCGTCCTCGATTCCGAGGGCCTGCACTCGAAGCTCCCCGAACATTCCTCAGCCGAGGGAGGAATCAAGTGGCAGGGGTGTGGATGGGTGAAGTCGGACTACTACTCCCTCAGCATCCGTACCACCAATCTGACCGTAGATATGGTGCGCGACAAGCACTTCCCTGATACTCAGGAGTACACGATCGCTGGACAGCGAGCGATCTCGACCCGTCAGGTTGCGGAGCATCCCCAGCAGGCTTGCACGATCGATGTCGAGATGAAGGGCGGTAGTCTCGAGTTTTTCCTGAGTAACCCCAAGTCAAATCGAGCAGGTGGCGATCTCAACTCCTGCGACATGGCTCGTGAAGTTGCGGAGAAGGTCGTCCCAACAATGCCATCCGGGGTGTAGGTCACAGTTGCGGTTCGTTAAAGGGCAGTAGGAGGGATCCATGGCTGACGGAGATAAGCCGCCGGTGCCACACCCGTTCGCGAACATGATCAGCGCGGCCCAGAACGGCCAGATAAATCTACGGATGGACCTTGAGCAGTTCGTTTACCTCGATCGGGACTGCCAGACCTTTCTCGATAATATCGATCAGATCCAGCGCATCATGGATCAAGTCTCTCAGCAGGAGACTTGGGGGCTGGGCGAGCACACCCACATCGGGGACGGTAAAGAACTGATTTCCGGTAAGACGCTGGTGGAACGGTTCCGAGCCAAGTCGCGAGGCAGAGACGACAATGCGGACAACAGCGTCTACGCGATCATGGAGTCGCACAAGCAGGCGGTCCAGGACATTCAAGAGACCTATCGGGCGATCCGGAAACGGATCACCGACCAGGATGCTGAGGCGGCAGCTCGGTATCAGCAGCTGGAAGCGACATTGCCGAAGCAGCCGCCGGTGAACCCGCCGCCGTTCTTCATGGCGAATTACGCGTAA